TCCTGCCTGCATCTATTTTTTCTTTCATGATTCTGTCAATTTCTTTCTGATCCATAGCACAAACTCCTTTTCTATTTAAGTTCTGGCAAGTTCTGTTCACACGATTCTGCGACAACACCTGAAAAGTCAAGCAATAAATGCAAAACTTTACTTGCAAAACATCATTTCATCATTTTGCACAACTCTGTTCGTGTTTTGTTGGTAAATTTGCACAGACTATCACTCTTTTCGTTTTTACTCTCTGCTTATTCTACTCTATTTATGCAAGTTTCGCCAGTTCTTCTTTGAACAGCTCACCGGATGTTCTCCATCCGAACATCTCCCTTGGGTAGTCGTTGATCCAGTCCTCTACGCTCTGAATATCTTCCTCTGTCCGGTCATCGAAGTTCTCTCCCTTTGGTATCTTCCTGCGGACGAGCCTGTTCTGATTCTCGTTGCTTCCTCTCTCAAATGAGCAGTATGGGTGGCAGTAAAATACAGTCACTCTCTTTTCAGATTCGTCTACTGCCGATTTCTGCATCCCTTCAAAATCGGCAAACTCCGAACCGTTGTCCACGGTTATGGTTTTGAATACCTGCCCGAACTTATCTCCCCACTCTGTTTCTAACTGATCCAGTCTCTTGCAGACCTGCTCCGTGGTGTGTTCGTATAAAAGGTATATGAGTTCGTTCCTGGTTTTTCGTTCCGTGAGTACCAGGAGGCTGTGTTTGCTTTCCCCTCTCTTTCCGACCACTGTGTCCATCTCCCAGTGTCCGAATTCTTCTCTTGTTTCGATGTCCTCTGGCCGCTTTTCTATGCTTGTTCCTGCATTTGCTCTTGCCTGCCTGCGGACTTTCTTATTCTTCTTTTTGCGTCTGCCCTTTACCTGGAGAGCCTTGTTTGTGATCGTGAGGAAGATGCCTTTGTCTATGTAACTGTACAGGGTCGGCTTGCTGATCTCTGTATCAAATTCCAACCCCTTGGCTTTGATTTCTCCGAGAACTGCTCCTGGGGAGTATCCATCCTCTGCTATCTTTGTTTCTATATATTCTGCCAGTCTATGGTCTTTTCCGATTTTGAGGTCTGGTCCTTTGTCTCGCAGATTCTGTTGGTACTTATCCTCTGCTATGTCTGGAGAGTACCGTTCCTCCTCTGTCAGATCTGAATTTGTATGGATGTATCTCCCTCTCTCTAATTCACGGTATATGGTGCTGACATGGACTCCTATCTGATCAGCGATTTCCTGTTTGCTATGTCCTGCCTTCAGCAATGCTTCTATTTTCAGCCTGTCTGCTCTGGATAATTGTTTAAATCTGCGCATGGCAGCCACCTCCTCTGTTGGTCTTTCTACTATTATCGGTGTTTAAGTTATAATTTTCAATAACAAAACACTTATAAATAAGGATAAGATACCAACAAAGAATTGGTGCTTTCCATGTTATATTTTTGTTGAATTTACTTGTTATAAAAGACTTGAATACCTCCGCAACCCAAGGTAATATACCAACAACCTAAAGGAAAGGAGGTGCTAAGATGGATTTGGATTCACTGGTTTCTAAAATAAATAAGCTGAGTAAAGTGGTTCGAGCACTTACCCAGCTTGCATTGGAAATCGGAACGCTGATCGCCGTGATCAAGTTCATCATCCTATGATTTCCGCTTGGGGGAGGGGTCCACCTCTCTCCCTTGCTTCTCAAAATATACCACACGATTGGAGGTCTTGTCAATGAAACGACTTAGTGTTTCTCTATCGGTACTGGCTTTTAGGATTGCGGAGTTGCTTATCGTGGTTTCTGGTCTGCTTCTCCTGCTTTCCAGATAGCCAGTCCACCGGGGCAGTTGCCCCGGCTCTAACCCACCGATGCCCGGTCCCAAGTCCGGGAGGCGGAAGTGTGAGGGGAGCAAGGACGATGCCATGTCTGAGTGATGTCTGACAAGTTTGACTGGTTTTTAATGTGAAAGCCTTAAAGGTAGGAGGAGTTATTGGCTCTGCCGATTGCCTATCGCAACTCGTTGATTTTGTTTCCTGCTTTGCAGAGAAAGGTTTAGGTGATGTGTAGCCGAGCACGAGGTTTTATCTGGTGTACCGTAACACTGGACGCTCTCTCCATCCGGGCGAGACCGATGGGCGACATGGCTTATTCGTCTTTCTTTGAAAAAACGGCGATAAATTTCCGGCGATAAAATCCCGGCGATAACTTAGGAGGTTTGTATGAATAAAGAATTGCTTGAGCCGATCATGCGTGCTCACGGAGATAAAAATAAGGACTTGGCTGCGGCCATTGGTATGTCCGTTCCGAACTTCTCCACCATCTGGAATGGTCGTGGTGAGTTCTCTCTGAAGTATATCCGTCTTATTTCCCGGAGGTATTCCCTTACCCCGGAGCAGGTCTATAAAATCTTTATCTTTCCGCAGGGGTAGGTTGCCCCTGCTTTCTTTTTTGTTTCCAAATTCTCCCCATTTAGGCAATAAAAAAGACCCAGTGGGTATTTCTTCCACTGGGTTGCTTTTCGTCCAAATCTGTGGCGCACGGTGTGCCACGTTGGGTGTTCCTGTGTTGCTTTGCTCCCGACATTTATGTCGGTCACATCGTCTTGGTGCTTACCCCCTTTAGAACCCACTCTGCGGCACATCATACCTCCACTATTTTATTCAGTCAATCCCTTATTTCAGAAGTTCATTGACCTTTTTCTGCACGGCTGTGTAGTCGTATCCGGCTGCCTTCAGCTTCTGCTTTCTGGTTTCGCCGTTTCCCCACTTGCCTGCGATCACTTCCTTGGCTACGGCTGTTACATCCTTTGTGCCGGATACAGGTGTTTCCTTGGTCGCTTTGCTTGCGTAGTTAGGGAGTCCGAAGCCACGAATGTACTTTCCGTTTACTGCGACCTGTCTCTCCCCTACTGCATCGTTCTTGTTTCCTTCGATTACAGTGATGGTCTTTCCATCGCAGGATTCTACAATTCCCACATGATCGCTGCTTCCTCTGTTATCTCCTGCTCCGTTGTCCTGCCAGTCGTAGTAGATATAATCGCCTGTCTGCGGTATATAGGCATCATTCTCCTTCCATCTTCCATTTGCTTTCCAGAGGGCGATCTGTGCATCACATCCGCACTCGGTCGGGATGATGTCTGTATGTCCTTCAAGGATTGCCACCGCTGACCCGAATGTAGCGCACCATGCGTCCGTGTATTTCACTGCGTACCCTCTTGCAAGAGGTTTGTGTTTATTGTAGATATCAATGATCTGCTTATGACTTCCGTTGGATTCTCTGCATCCGAGATATCTTCTCGCTCTGGTTACCATAGCCTGTCTGATCTGTTTCTCTGTCATAATGAATTCCTCCTAAAATAATAGGGCAGCCTACTGGCCGCCCTGCTGCGTATGTTTCCTGTTACTGTTCCTCGGTATCATCCGAAGTACCGATGTTGGCGGAGTCGGTCAAGCCTTCCCCGATGATGTAAGCCACCACGGACGCTCCTGCCATAATCAGTGCAGTTACCTGCGTTGCCGTGTTATCTGTTCCGCCTGTGGCGAGGATCATCATTGAGACAAATGATGCCACTGCCGTCCATAGTTTTCTGCTTGTGAGTTTTCTTACCCAGTCGATTTTCTTCATTGCTTTGTCCTCCTGTTATACAATTTGTTTAAGTGCCTGTTCGTTCAAAAAGTCCTTCTGCTCATGCTTGACTTTCTGAGCGTAGTCGAGTGCTGCGTGCATATCCCCATTGCAGTGTGCGTCCGGGATTCTCTGCACCGCTCTGGCTGTCGCTTCTCCGAGTGCCAGTGAAGCATTGACGCAGTTGATGATGCAGAGTTCATTCTTCTCTCGGATCTGCTCTCTGGCATCTACTTCCTTCTGCCGTTCTTCCCGCTCTGCTTTTTCCTTGTCGGCACGCTTCTGTATGCTCTGCTCGATGAGCCAGAAAAAGAAGCCAGTCAGTGCCGATGGGATACTCGCTGCCACGATGATTGATGTCACATCCATGCGCTGCACCTCCTCTCTAAAAAGACCGCCCTGTCCGGACGGTCCTTAATTCTGATTTAATTTCTCACACCGCTTGCATGGGTACTGCGTCATCGGTATGTGGTAATTTGTGCAGTTGGCACAGGTGCCGCTTTCCTTGCAGTCGAAGTCACATTTTTTCATGTGCTTATGGCAGTACCTGCTCCCATGTGCGTTGGTACATTGGAAGTTATTAGCCTTATTCCTCATAAGGCTCTCCAGTGATTTCTTCGTACTCATCAGTTCTGAGTGCTCCTAACTCCACAAATCTCCTAAGTTGATCTTTTGTGCATCCATTTCTTCTGTACCGATCCCTCAGCGTTTTAAATCTTGTTGAATGTGTTGTTTCTGACATATTTATTCTCCTTTCTTTTGCTGTAGTTCGATAACAGCGATTTCTAAATCTGTAAGTTGCTGGTCCTTCTCAATGTCACGGATTTCGAGGTCTGTAATTGACTGTTCCACCTGTGGTAGCCGTTCTCTTTCCCCCCTCTTTTCTGCGAGACTTTTCTTTTTGATGATCTCCATGATTTCACCTCCTTAATTGAACGATACACCAAGACCTGTTACATACACTCTCTCAGTGCTGTCATTCTTTGTAATTGTGACTTTCACTGCAACTCCGTACTTATCGCTGCTGAATGCTGTGTTCGTGAATTTATAACTCTTTCCTGCGAGAACTTCGTTTGTTGCATCTTCCCATGGAACTCCGCTTTCTGTGCCTTCCAATTCGCCATCCTCTGCAGCGTCATTGTAATTAAATGCTGCATTTGTCACTTCAACTTTGACAGACGGATTTCCTGCTTTTTCGTAGTTCAGTTTTACAAGTATTTCTTCTGCGGGTGCATCTGTTTCAATTGGTCTGATTTCAAATGACAGCTTATCAGCAATTTTCGTGAACTTGATTATTCTTTCTGATTCTCCGCCGCCGCTTGCGATACATGAAATTTTTATCGTATGCTCTTTTTCTATTTCCAGGCTGTTCCATGAATTCAGATCGAATGTTGTTTCTACATTCTGCGGAGCATCTGCGATGCTTCTTACCAGTTCTCCATCAATGTATTCACTGAGCGTAATCGTTCCGCCGTCACTGTCTGCGAAACTGTACTTGTACTCGATCGGATTCCACACATTTCCGAGATCCGCATCGCTTCCGCTGATGGTTACGGTCGTTGAAACCTTCTTAAATACGACAGTTTTTACCGATTCATTTCCATGGCTGTCAGTTGCTTCTATTTTGATTGCATGATTTCCATCGTCAAGCGATGATAACTTCTGGAATGATATAGCCTGTGTGTATTCTCTGCCAAGTACAACGGATGCTATTTCCTGCAGAATATCATCCTCGCCGTCAAGGATTACTCTTGCACTTACACTGTCTCCGTCTGCATCGTTGATAGAAAAAGAAACATCGAAATGCGAATTTCTGTCTCCAAGGTCATCGCTATCTGTAGTAATTGTAGGCGGTGCGTTCCAAATAATCGTATATGCCCCGTCTGTATCGGCTGTGTCAGATACAAGGATAGAAGATGATACCACACAAGCCGGGCGCACGCCACTGTTACCATAGTACGCAAAGTCGTTGCCGAGCGAACCGCCCGTACGCACAATTCGGGCACTGTAGGAGTAGGACGCATACGGAGTTCTAAGCCACCACCACCACGGCTTACTTGCTGTTAAATTGGTGTCTGTATATTCTGATTTTGCCACCGCTTCCGCCGTAGGGTATGCAAGTCTGTTACTTGATGTATTGAATAACTCGTAAATACTTCCCTCTGCAATGCTGTTTTCGTTCGCTAATCCAACCTCTGTATTGGATAACAGGAAAATCTTTTGTGTTACATCTTCGTAACCTCCGCCGTCCGTAACCGTGTTTTTGGCTACTCTCTTTGTAACGGTAAGCAATTCCGCTTTCATTTGCTCGGAGAAGTTTGTTAAAAATCCTGCTTCTTGGTCGTACTCGTTGTAATTCGTCCATACGTTAGCATTGGTTGGTGCTGCGTCCGCACTATGCTGTGCTGCGTACCATTGACCCGCTGCCTTGTCGCTATTAAGCCATTGCTTAATATTAGAATACAGGTAGCGGTTATTTCCGTACTGCTTACGGTTTGAATCGCTATTTCCCGATTCTATAGCGTCAAAACATTTTAATGTAATGATGTTAGATGTAACCAATGCCGTGGAATTGTCGGGGTCTCCGGCGTGGTTGTGTTCCATAATGGTAAATAAAATCGGCTTGCCATTATAGGTTGTGAGCGTATCTTTGACTTTAGTACCGCTCGGTAGGCTACTTAATAACTTTGCCATTGTTTTTTACCTCCTGCTTTCTTTTCTTGGCTCTTTGCCTTTGTTCATTGTATTTTTTCAATTTTTCATATCTCGCCTTTTCTGCTTCTGATAGGCAATCTATGAATAAACCATAAAAATAACAATCCATTTCCTGTAGCACATAGTAAGTATCTCCACGGCTTGCGTGTGCTTTCCATGATTCGTAAGATTCCTTTACAGTTTCATAGGTCAACTCTCCGTTTTCTACTTTCCTTTTCATTCTCCGCAATTTCTGCCTTTCGTGGCTCTTGCTCTTTGCTTTTATTCTGCAAACAACCTTTCCTTTTTCGGTAAGGTATATATGGAATCCTAAAAAGTTTATGCCTGTAGTCAAGGGTACAATTTTGGTTTTCTTTGTATTGATTGTTAATCCTAATTCTGCTGCCATTTTCTGTATTTCTTTCAAGCAATATTTTAGGTACTCTTTACTCTCATGTATCAAATAAAAATCGTCATTATAACGACCATACCCCTTTATGTGGAGTTTTTCTTTTACCATGTGGTCTATCGGGTTTGCTGCTATGAGTGCGTCCAACTGCGAGAGTTCGTTTCCGAGAGGCACTCCGACATCCCCGCCAACGCTTGCATGAATTAACTTGATAAGTCTGATGATCCTAGCATCATTGAAGTCCTTTTCATACATTCCGTTTAGTAATTCATGCTGCAAACTGTCAAAGTATCCAGAAAAATCTCCCACCAAGATATATCCTGCAGTTCCGCATTTCCTGTAGTGCCGTCTTAGATCTTCTTTTAGACAGTCCAATGTGAAATCCGTACCTTTTTCTTTAAGACTTGCCCCATTGTTATATATAAATGTCGGTGCTATCCTTGGCTTTAATATGTTGTTGCATAGATTTTTCTGTACTACTCTGTCTTTGTATTTTGCACTTTTTATATTTCTGAGTTTCCCTCTTTCATTTACCGTGAAACAATGGTATTTGCCAATGTTATACTTTTCGGTCTTTAGAAGATACTGTAGGTATAGTGTGCTTTCTAATGCCCTTAAATCGTATGTTGCTACGCTGTCTTTCCACCTCTTCCCTTTCCTGCAACTTCTGTGTGCTTCATATAGGTTTCCAAAGTCTGTAAGTATCTCGTAGTTGTCATATTCATTTTCTTTTCTTGTGATCATATTTTTATTTTTGAAAAAATCCACACCGCATACAAATGAGTACAAAACCGCAACTACTCCAAATGTGGGGCAATGGTGTCGGTGTTCTTTTATTCGTCATGCACCTTTTTCATGCTATGACAGGGGTATACTCTCCTTGTGTGGTATTCTGATTTCAGCGTGTTACCGCTTACTCTGTCGCATTTTCCACTCAATCCGGGCGCACGCCATTGTTACCATTGTACGCATTGTTGTTGTTGAGCGAACCGTCCGTATTCACATTTCGGGCATTGTAGGAGTTGGACGCATACGGAGAAACAGAGTATACCCCAAAGTGTCATTATAATTTTTCTTTAAACCTTTCCTCGTCTTTCTTAAACCATGCTGCTGTTAATGTTCTTACTTCAAATACAGATTTCGCCCAAAACGCCACTTTATCGTTGCCAAGTCCAAATAATTCCTTGCATATATCAACCATTGCCATAAGGCTACGGCAATACGCCATAGCCTGCCTTTGTTTTGTCTGTCTGAATTGCAATTCCTCTTTTGTTCTCGGGTAAATTTCGTTTGCTTCTATAAGGCAAGTGACTATCTCAAACGCTTTATCCTGTATTTTATTTACTACCGATAACCTGTAACGCTTCGGGAAATTCTTTTCGTTGTTTGTAATCCTAAGTGTGTATATTACCATTTCTTTAGCCTTTACGATAACGGTTAAATCCCCCTGCTTTCGCTCTCCTGCTCTTACACTCATGCGTAGATTCTCCTGTTTACGGAATCCAGAATTCCACTATGAATTATAAGATCGTCTGCATTCTTGAATGTTTCCACTGCGATGTTATCCGAATCAATGACCTGCGCATCCGTCATCGTCTGCAGTACCAGTGCCATGGATATGATGGATGTGGTCGTAGAGTTTAATTGATCCGTTATTTTTACAACAGATGTTCTGATTTCTGTTACATCTCTTTCTAATCCCTCTACATCGCTCGCCAGAGCATATGCACCGGGATTAGCCCTAATGATCACATCAGAAGCGTTACTTACCTCCGTGTAAAAGTCCATTGTGTTTGTACTCGGCAGTAAATTGTTATAGGCAGGCATATAATCCCATTCGTTTTCCACCGCCGTTGCAATTGCATATAATATTTCTCCCTTATCCGGATCTTCCGCATAGATTCCTACTTCCTTGATGTAGTATCCATGTTTTAAATCTTCCGTGTTACTATGATTTGTTACAATAAACCGAAGGACTGTAGTTGATTCATTAACTACAGAGAGGGAACTGATGAGAAATTCCTGCTTTTTTGATTTCAGTTCAGTCCTTGTTATCAGAACTTCTCCATCTTCGTAGTTTCCATCTCCTGTTGCTGCTTTTGTGAATGCGATACTGCACCTTCCGGATTGAACCTTTGCATTGAGTTCTATTCCGCCTGCTGTTAGTACGGCTGCATTAAATTCTGCCATTTTTATACCTCCTGCGTTCTTTGTATTATTGTTTTTGGTTGTGAAATAAGACAGCAGAATATCTTTATCCCTGCTGTCGTGTCTCCAAGATTAATCTTCGCACTGTTATGTACTACATTGTTTTGAATACCTGTCACTGATGTAGCCACCACGCATCTTCCTTTTGCATATTGTTTGCGATCTGAACTATTTGGAATGCTTCCATTCGAAGTGGATATTAGTGCATTTGCGAATGTTATTTTGTTTCTGATCTCTCTATGCGTTTTTATGGCTCTAAGATGCGATCTGGTATTCTTTACCTTTTTTATGATCGATGCGAGTCTGTCTAACTGATCCGGTGTTTGCCTGGCATTAGTGACAATGTCGAATGTACCACGTATCTTGTTATCATCCTCGTAATTCCACCACTCCACAACCTCTCCTTCTCCGAATATTACCTGCACCAGTTCTTCTACTGCTCCAGGTGTTCCAGCCATTGAGTGCCACTTCATCGTATTCCGAATAATATCTCTTTTTGTTTCGATTTCCATGCTTTCTTCATAATATGGAGCACGCAATTCAACAGCAAGTACATCTAATACTCTTTCTGGAAGACCATTTATAAATGACATAGTTCTTGTGTTTTCAGCAAGGCGAAGCATTCTCTGGTGTTCCTGCCGCACTGCGTATGAGATGCATCGCACCTCAGTGCTCTGTGCCATCTTCCATGGTAGGAGATCTGTGATTTGCCCATCGTATAAACTAATCATTTTCAACACCTCCGTATGTTACGGTCTGCGTGCCTATCCTTGCGACACTGGTATCCGGAACGGTCGTAAACACCGGGGAAGTAATCTCCGCCCTCTTTGCTCCTGCTGCCACGATCCTCTTCATGAGTTCTGAAGGATTGATGTCTCTGCCGATGGTTTTTGTCTGCCACTCGATGTAATCATCCACCGCCTGCGCTACCTCTGACTGTATTGTTCCTGCCTTTGACTGGTCGCTTAAATTCACATAGTATGTGAATGCAATGTTGAATTTGACCGTCTCCGGTGCAAGCACGGTTACTTTGTCTGTAAGTGGTCTGACTTTCTTGTTCTGAAGGAACTCCGCCACTCCATCTATGATTGTCTCGGTTGGCAATTCTCCATTAGCCATAACAAACCGGACTTCTACCTCTACTGGGTTCGGACTGGTTACATTGACATCTCCGATTGTCTGGCTATATGTCTTTGTCCAGTATTTGTATGCATCGTCCGGGCCGGCTACACTGTATCCGCTCGGTGCGAGGAATATCCTGTCTGCAAAACTCTCATCTGATTCGAGGTCTGCCCCACCGCTTGTCTCGGTCGTATTGCTCACGCTTTCCACATACGGTATTAAATCCACCAGTACATTGACCTGCCCCGGCAGTAGTTCGTTTCCGTCTACTCCGTTTTCGGTGCAGAGTGCTCTCACATCTACATAGGTTTCTCCTGCAGGGATTTCCTCGTATCCCACCGTTGCGAAGTAGTTGAGGTTTCCATCGGTGACCTTTGTTCCTTCCGGTATGCCTACGGCAGCAGGTCTTTTCTCCGAAAGTGTGAACCGCAGTGTCGTTTCTGCAGGAGCAGGCTGTTTCCTCGTTACCCCTCTGCATGCTCCAAGGCTGTCGAGGAATTCTCCGTATGAGTATTTAATTAAATCCTGCTTTCCGGCTCTGTCTATGTACTGTTCATCCTGGTATAGTTCCAGTGCGATGGCATATAGCATGATGCGGTTCGGATCTGAAGGAGAGAGGGTTATCTCCTGTCCTGTGATCCGCTTCCATTCAATCTCGAAGTTTGCCACCATTCTTGTTTTCATTGCTTCCAGAGTATCATTATCAATGAACGACACCTCTGGGAGATCTTTTACGCTTTGGATTGTGTCAGACATTTGTTATTACCACCTCCGCCTTTAACTGCCCATCCTCATTGAATGAGAAATTGATATCTTTTACTGTTGCCCTTGGTTCATACCGTTCTGTCTTTTCGATGATCTCGACTGAGAACAGGCTCTTTGCTACATCCATTGGCATTCCTACGAAGTCTGTATTCAGACCGAATTCCCGGTCAAGCGGGCACGTTCCTTCTGCCGTCTGGTATAAACATTCCAGACACCTTTTAATATCTGCAATGTCGCCGTCTGCATAGTCAAAGGCTACGGTTATGTTATTTAGGTCTATTGTCATTCCATCGCCCTCCTTACAGATATTCTTCCAGTGAAAGGTTGACATCCATCTTCTGGATTTCCCCAGTTCCCATGACGACAAGGTTTGACTGCGTTGCCTGCGTTATCTTCCATTTGTGAGAACCAACGGCATGGTTTCCAATGACCAGTTTCTCCACCCTGCCCTGCTGCACTGCCTTTGTGATTTCATGGAATGTTTTCCACGGCTTCACTCCGTGCTGCGCATTCAGTACGACCTTAAACTGTACGGTCATGAGTTCAGGGTTGAGGAATTCTGATTGTGGTTTCTTCCCGATTCGCTCATGCTTTGCCCAGTTTGCCGATATGGTTCTCTGGTAGTCTGTGAAGTTGAGGATTCTGCTGTCGCTCGTTTCAAAGACGATCAGTTTTCCGAAGCTTCCTATTCTTCCCATCTCATCAACCTCCCAGTGCCTTTACTCTTTTATCCAGTTCGTCTATCTGTTCCTGCAGGGACGGCTTTCCTTTTGTCTTGGCTGTGTCATCCTGCAGGTTGGATATTCCGGTCTTGTTATCATCAATGTCCGAGAATGCATCGTTGATTTGCTCCAGTGTGACATACGGCTTGTCCTCGTATTCGTATCCCTCGAATTCTATCTTTGGGGCACGTATGATCATGGTCTTTTTCTTTTCTGAATAAGATATGACCGCTTCATTCACATTGTTGCTCATTTCCTGCCGGAAGATTCCTGCACTGCCTTCGTGCGGTGTGTTTGCTGAATTATAGACCGGTCCGAGTATTACCCCGGACACTGTTCCGTTGGAGAAGCAAGCCACGACCACGAGGTCGTCTACTTTTGGTATGTTGTACTGCAGGGCGAGGAATGGAAGCTCGCTTGTCACGGAGTCGTCTCTGTCCTCATATACCACTCTTGCTTTTCCCGCTTTGTAATTGATTGAGGATATTTTCCCCAGTCTGATTGTTGCTGCAGCCACGATCTCCACCTCCTTAGTTCGGGTTTATCCATGACCCCGGCACTCCTGCCTTGGTCGTCAGATTCAGCATACCTTGCGATATGTTGAATATCGTATATGTTCCAGGCCGCCTTGTACCTGTCGGGTGTCCTCCGGTCGCCTTGCCTGCCAGTGCTTCTGCTGCGGTGTAGTAACCTTTTTTCGTTGTTGTCAGCGTGTATTTTCCGCCCTTTACCGGGGTCTGTGTTCCTGTGGACTTCGTTGTTGATGTGGATGTGGAGGACTTCGTTTCTGTACTGGATTTCTTTGCCACTGCCTTGGTTGACGACTTGGCATCTGTGAACCGGTCCGTCACTTTCCGAAGGTCAAGTTTCTGTTTGCACCCACTTCCAATATCCCATGTGACCTTTTCCACATAGTACTTGCCGTCCAGTTTTCCGAATCCCTTAAGTGTCACGCAGGATGTCGCTATGATTTTCTTGTTGGCTCTGGTCATTGTTACTGACATGGTCGTATCGCCCTTGTTGGCTTCATTGATTTTTGCCAGTGTGATGCGTTCTGCTTCGGATGTGTTGCTCGCTGCATCCGTGACCTTAAGTATTCGGTTTCCACCGCCAACCTCGACCTTTATGGTCTGGTTCTTATCATTATTGGTGTACTCATATTTCGCCCCGGTATATGTCCTGCACAGCTTCGTGTTCCATGACCAGTTTGGTTCTATGTTCTGTTCCGTCAGTGTTGCCACGGACTTCTTTTTCTCATAGGTGGCTTCGTTGAATACTACAATCTTGTTTTTGTATATCTTCATGGCGAAGCCGTAGAGTTTTACCAACTCATTATAAAAAGAGCAGTCATCTTTCTCGCTCTGCTCCACTTTCTCTATTGGTATTCTTGGTGCTTCGTAGTACAGTTTGATGCCTGCTCTCTTTGCGATTTCCTGTCCGATATTCTCCAAGGTTGTTTTCTCATATGTTTTTGTTCTCTGCGTTTCCTTGAAGCTGCTGTCCGCCGGAAGTGCCAATGCCTCCAGTTTCAGCTTGACTGGTGTTCCAGAAAAACTGAAATCATCAATCACAAAAGACCCGCAGCTGAGTTTCTGCGTATCTCCTTCTTTGCTCCAGTTCTTCATGATGATCGTTGCCGCCATGGAATCTCCCTTGCTTGGAAACCATGACTTGATCCACTTCCTATCTCTGTCATTGATGTTGAGGGAGAGGCTGTCGCTCTCCCCCGATGCAACATCTGTGTAACTGAATGACTGGAGGTATTCTGCGAGTTTGGTATCGATCCGCTTTCCGTTGTACGAAACGGATGCGGTTGCTTTCCTTGGGTTCATGCTTAATCCCTCCATATTGGAAGATCTTCGTCTACCTCATCTGCCAGTTCCGGTGTGGCGAGAGTGATCCCGCCCGGGAATACCAGGTATTCCAGTAACAGGCGGTTGTTCTCCATGAGGTATCCTGCGTACTTCTCATCTCCGTAGACCTGGTACGCTATCTTATCCCATGTGTCGCCCTGCACCGTTTCGTATGTGCCTGCCATTCTCTCGCCTCCTTAGAACCTCTTTCTGTCGTTGTCACGCTGCCACTGCTCCATCATTTCATTGAATTCTGCTTGTGACATACGCTCTGCTTCCACCAGATCATCCTTCGTAGGTGCTGCGCCGTTGAAGTTATATACTGGTGCGTAGTTTATTGGTGCTCCGTTTGCTGTCGCAGGTTGCGGTTCGTTTCCACCGCCACTCAGTCTGTCGAGCAGACCGGATATTGGTGTCTGCGTGCTTCCCTGCATTGCTGCCCCGACCTTATCCACCAGTGCCGACAGTGCGTTGCCTGCGCCACCGTTCTGGCTCTCTGCGAGAATGCCTTTTAGGATGGTCGTCATTTTCTCCCATAACTGGGAAAGAGGCACGATTGCTTCTGGTCCTGCTTCTCCGCCTGCCATTAAGTTTCCGCTTTCCGGATTGATTCCGAATGCGGTAGGCTGCGTCATAATACCACCATTTTTGTACCATTCGATTGAAAACTTAGGCAGTGAGCCTTTTCCTGCGATACCGTATGGTGCTTGTCCTCCACTTACACTGATGTGTGGGAGGTTGAGGTGCGGCAGTGACCACTTGAAGTTAAATGCTCCCTTGATTTTGTCCAGTGCTCCGGTTACCACGCTTTTCGCTGCTTCCAGTTTGTCACTGAATGCCTGCTTGATATTCCCAAGGACATTCGTGACGGCTGTTTTGGCTGCGTTCAGTTTGTTTGTGAATGCACTTGTAATGGAGGATAATTTTCCTCCCGTCAATGTATCCACGGCGCTCATTACACTGGAGAAGGTGCTTTGTACTCCTGCCATTGCTCCTGCGACCACTCCCTTAATGCCTCCACCTGCGCTGTCATACGCAGATTTCATGGCATCGAGTTTTGCCCCTACATTTGCTCTGGCTGTTTCCATGAGGTTTCCGGCTGTGTCTTTGACATTGTTGAATGCTTCCGAAACACTCGCCTTTACCTCGCCCATCTTGGATGTGAACTTATCCTTGATGGCTGATAACTTTCCGCCTGTCAGATTGTCTATGAATGTGTATCCGGCTGTGTAATATCCTTTGACACCCTCGACCGCTGCGGCTGCTACACCCTTGATTCCGCCACCGTGTTGCTCGTATGCGGTTTTCATGTTGTTCAGCTTTTCGCTTACAGTGTCCTTGGCTGCCTGTAATACTGTACCTGCCGTCTGCTTCACATTATTCCAACATTCAGATGCTTTTTCTTTGATTGCAGTCAGTTTTCCGCCTGTGGCTGTGTCTATGGCATTAAATGCTCCAGTCACTACACCTTTCAGTGCGTTCAGTGGAGCGAGTGCCAATGATTTCAGCGCATTAAATGCCCCGAGGAAGATGTTTTTCAGTCCGTCCAGTGCCCTGCTCCAGTCTCCGGTAAATACTCCGGCTACGAAGTCTATGATACCTTGGAACACCTGTTTTACTCCGTCGATTACTCCACTGACGGTCGTCCACCATCCATCAAATACACCTTTTATAAATTCAAAGGCTGCCGGGAATTTGTCCTTGAAACCGTCCACCGCATTACAGACCGCATCTTTCAATGCGGAGAACTTTGCGGAGATCCACTCTCCGAGTTGCCCTGCCTTTTCCTTTACCGTATCCCAGTTTTTATACAGTAATACACCGATAGCGATTACTGCTCCGATTGCCAGAATTACTAAGCCAATCGGACTGGTTAAAAATGTAAATGCTGCGCCCAGTGCGGTTGTTACTGCTGTTGCTGCCGTGCAGACCACGTTCCATGCGGTTGTGGCTGCTGTTTGTGCCCAAGTTGCTGCTGTGGATGCTGCTTTCACTATTGCATCCTTTGCATACAATGCGTTCAGATACAGTGTTTCAGCTTTATCCTTTATCTTGGCTACCCGAAGCAGTGTCATTGCCTTGGTAACCTTTGCGATCTCTATCGCTGTTTTCGCAAGTTTAAATCCTGCGATGGCTGTCGCCAGTGTGGTCACGGTAGGTATAAATCCTTCCCATTCCACGAATTTGTCGAGTACATTCGCCGCCGCTCCAAGTACATCAAGAAGTGCTCCGACCAGTGCCGGAAGTCCTCCGCTTACCAGACTGCTTGCATCATCGCTTGCGCCCCCGAAGGCTTCGGAGAATTTCTGCTGCACATCTGACAGTAAATCCATGATTGCCTGTAGCTGTGGCTCATGCTCTGCGATTGTATCTTTTAATCCGCCAAGTGTTGCTTCGGCGGTGCTTCCTATCCATCCGATGAATGACTGGAAATCATCCCACAGGTTCTGGATCACTCCAAGAAATGTCTGCACGCTTCCTGGAAGTTCCACACCGAAATTTTCTGACAGTGTTGATGAGAACGCTTCGGATAAACTCTGACCATCCACTATCTTTCCGACAAAATCAAGAACACCGCCTGCCATCTGACCGACTCCGTTCATGAATTCCTGTATCGGTAGCTTCTGGATAAGTTCGTGGAATCCTTCTGTGATGTCTGGGATCTTTAATGCCACCGCATCAATGATCTGCATCGCATACGGCCCGAAGTCCTCTACCATGCTTATCTTTAAGTCGCTGATTGCCGACTGGAATCGTGCCAGTGCTCCCTGTAATGTTCCGGTCGCTTTTGCGTCCATCTCATCCAGTGCCCCGGTCGAATTGTCGATTGCTCCGGCTAACTGGTCCCATGCTGATGCAGAGCCATCCACTCCCTCTTTTACTCCGTCCAGTAAATAACCAAACTGTGAGTAGTAGTTCGTTCCGGCTATCGCTGACATATAGGAGTTCTTTTGCTCCTGCGTCATTCCTGCCATAGCACCATTTAAGTCCATGAGGATTTCCCTCATGTTTCTCATTTCCCCGGAACTGTCGTAAACTGCGACACCCAGTTCCTTGAATGCTTTCTGCGCTACATCCTTGGTGCTGATTCGTACAAGCATTGAGTTTAATGCCGTACCTGCTTCACTGCCCTTGATACCATTGTTTGCCAGTATTCCGAGTGCTGTGGAGGTTTCCTTATAGTTCATACCTGCGGCTCTGGCTGCACCACCGCATCCGATGAATGCGTCCATAAGGTCTGCCGCTGACGTATTCGCCTTGTTGTTTGTCGTCACGATAACATCGAGATATCCCTGTAAGTCATCTATTCCGACACCCATGGCACTCATGGAATCTGTTACCTGGTCACTCGTGGTAGCAAGGTCTGCCTGCGTTGCTTCTGCCAATTTTAGCACTGGTGTTAGGGCTGCCGTGCTTTCGCTGACATCCCACCCCGCCAGTGCCATATATCCCAAGGCATCGGCCGCCTCCGAAGCCGTGAAGGTTGTTGCTTTTCCTGCTTCTCTGGCTGCAGCAGACAGTTTCGCATAGTCCTCGGCTGATGCACCTGCGATTGCCGAGGTATTCGCCATTGCCTGTTCAAATTCCGCATATTCATCAACCGCATCGGATATGAAGTCTCCGACCTTAACGGCTGCGAATGCTGCGGCAGCCACCGCTGCGGCTTTCTTTGCAACGCTCGCTATTTTGTTTAATCCGTCCTCGGTAACTCCGAGACTTTGCTTGAAAGAGTTTTCGACCTTGCCTGCGATTTTAATGGCGAGTTCCTGCTCTTTGCTGCTGCTTGCCAATGTCTGCCACCTCCTCGGCTATTTCCCGCAATTCAAAAACGGACAGAGATAGAAAGAAATCTATCCCGGTCCGTAATGTCATTGATAACTGTATTGCGAGTTTTCGGAGGTTCGCACCGTCAGTTGGACTTATTCCGCTCCGTAGAAAAAAGCTGTTACACGGTTCTTGACCTTGACCGCTTCCTTCGGATGCAATCCCTTGAAGAATTCCACCGGAAGTTTCGTTGCCTTGGCTGCGATGAGACACGCATATTCCAATGACATCTCCGGGAGGAATGTGAATGATCCGGTTCTGTCCAGAATCTTGTTTGCTGCAATCATATCTGCTGCTGTCAGATTGTCCAGTCCGCTCAGATCGATTTTTTCATAGGTTTCGCCCTCGAATGTGTATGGCTTATTAAAAATAACCATGTATTCGTTCTCGATCACTTCTCCGTCTTTGTCCAGTACCTCTGCTGCTAATACCTCAGTTTTCTTTGTCTCTTTTTCCATCTTGCTCGTCCTCCTTGATTAACACTGTTTTCTGATTTTTGCCAGTAAATCCACACCATTGACCTTGTAAACGTTGTTGATCTTGTCAAGTTCGATTCTCTGCTTTCCGTCCAACTCAATCATGATATATGTGATCTCCACTGTCACTGCTGCGTCCATCGCTCCGCCCTGCTTCACGGTGCCGCCTGTGAGTTTCTTCTGTCGTCCACGGACAACTACTCTCATTCCCTTATAGTCAATACCGCCTGTGCTCTTGACTGTGAACTGCTCACTGGCTCTGAGTGTCAGATTCAGCGAAGTTGCCGGGGACATGAGTTTGAATGCGTCCTCATCGAGGATGCGGAACGGGATCTCCAGTTCCATGCTTCCGAACTGTCCGATGATTACTTCCTCGATTTCTCCAAGGATACCAGGACCGCTCAGTGTCTCGGTCATTCCCTCGAAGTCCGGCAGGGAGATTTCCCCTGTCAGACCCACGAGTGCTGTTCCGTTGTTGTAAAGGTTGAAGTTATTAATAACTCCGGGAATACCTAATGCGCCCATTCTTATTCACCTCCGTTTAATGCTGCGGATAACATATCCGGGTCAAATTCCAAAATGTTGAGGATATCCTCTGCAGGTACATACGGTGCGAGGTACTGGTGGAACTGGATCTTGCCGTTAAGGATGTCCGTTACCGGATTTTCGTCCTCGCTGAATTCAATTCTTGCCCCTGCACACTTGCCCTGTGATACATAGGAGTTTCCTCTGATGTTCTCGCTGTCTACGATGGACTCGATGAGACGGTAGTTGCCCGGTTCATCGACTTTCTGCTTGTAGGTCAAAATGAAACTGTTGCCCCACCATGAGAAAAATCTACGGCAGCAGAACCATCTGTCTTTCGGGTCTGTATTCGCCGGATAGCACGCTGTGTTGTTGCCCCATGACTTCCATCCGGAATCATTGATTGCGGTAATGATTCCCTGTCCGTTTAAGAGGTTCGCCTGCGGCTGATCCAGTGTTACCTCTGTTCCATCTTTCAGGCAGAGACCAGTAATTCCGATCAGCTTATTGGAAGGGGAGAGGTTCGGCACATCATCGTTGCTTGCGTCTGTGTACGCTGTCAATGCTCCGAAAATAGCGGAATATGCATACTGCTTCGTTCCGACCTTTACCTGCGGCCAGAGAAGTGCTGCGTGCTTGTTGGTGTATCCGTTCTTATTCTTCCAGTCATTGCAGTCTGTGTACTTGGTTGCTTCTGTGGTGTCGATATCGAGGATACATTCACAAGTGAATACTCCATTGATTTCCTCGCACTTTGCTGCAAGGGCGATACCTACATTCGGCTTCTGTGTCCATCCCGGTGCTAAAAGCAGACCTGGTGTCATACTGAATTTCGGATAGATGTGGCGGATTAACTCCATACCAGTCTCTGCTCCGGTGCTTGCATTGTAACCGCCGATGATATCGCTCTCGGTTACGGCTGTCGGGTCAATGCTTGTACTGTTGACTGTAAGGGTATTAGCTGACGCTCCCTTACCTCCTGCAGTTAATGTAATCACGAGGTATCCGTCATCATCGAATGTCGTGATGTAGTCCGTTCCGGCTTCGAGGACAGTTTCATTTGCCTTTACCTCTGCGGTATCAGCAAGAATGCCCTCTACCTTTACCGTTGCCTGCATCTTCTCGACATTCACGGTCTGTTCCTCGTTTGCTTTCTTGTGTTTCTTGGGATCGAGCACATTGATTAAGATAATAGGTGCGATATTCAAAACACGGAAGCAAGCGTCCACACTCTGGCAGATTGTGTAATTCTTAAAGTCATCACTGTATCCGATCTGTTCTACTGCTTCCTTAAAACTGTAAGCAATCATCGGCACATTGGTTGCCTTATATGGGTCGTCTGCAAGGTTCACGGGTGCTGTTCCAATGATTACCTGCAGTCCGGCTGTTCCTGTAACGGGTGCAACCAGGCTCGTTGCCTGTTCTTTTACCCTTACTCCATGATTGTAAGCCATTGCTTTTCTCTCCTTCCTTAAGCCTTATATTCGGCTGCTTTTTTGTAAAATACATAAGCAGCACCGCTCTGTGATGCGATGTCTGCATTAACGGCCGCCAGACTGCTGATCGGCACTACAAGATTGTAAATCGCAGGCTCTTTCTCCATTGCGGTTTTCAATCCTTCCGGCAGTCCGTTATTAAAAAACTGATTGTGTGTTGCCACACCCAAGATTGTCGGGCCGGCATAGACCATTGTCTCCTGCGTCTTTGCCACCGTTTTGGTTGCCTGCGTTGCTTTTGCTTTTGCTTCACTCATGCAAATCTGTCCTCCTTCCTTATTGCTGCTGTTGCGAATGTCATGCTCGCTGCTCCGAAGAAGTAAGGGAATGATTCTTCGTCCTGCAGTGCCCAGTCGAATGGGTGCTGCTCATCATTCAAAAAATAGAACTGTTTTGCGAGCATTGGTTCTTTCATGAACCGTTCCTGTATCTTCTGGATGATTCCAAGGACACCCTTGTGTCCGTTGTTTCCTGCGTCATCGTCAAAATATCCGATCAGCAGTGTGACGAACACTTCCTGTGGTTCTACACCGCCCTTGGCTTGCCCTGTTTCCACTCGGACGATCACATACGGAATCGGGTCCGGTGCATCTTCGTCCTGTCTGATGGGGAGGTTCTGCTCATAGACATTCATCTTGATGTACTCCCCTGCGGAATCCTTGAAGAGGTCATCCCTAAAAATAACCCCTATTTCCTTTACAAGTTCTTCCTGTAAAATCTGCGCCGTCATTTACTTGCCTCCCAGTATTTTGTCGATCTGCTTGGATAAATTCTTATAAAGCAGTTTCTGGATATACGGTTCAAGATTTCCCTGCCTTCCACGCTCGCCCTCATAAATTTTCCGCACCATTATCGGCACTGAGTTTGCGTGCAGTACTCTCAGTGGATATCTCTCCCTCGTTTCTCTCTGAACATATAGACCTTTCACTTTTCCACCAGTAGCCATGAATGCCGTTGCTCCGGCTTCATTTACCAATGCCTTCAGTCCGCTTTTTGTGATATCTGTCTTTGCACCATGCGTGGACATCTTGGTTTTGAATTCCTTGATAGTCCTTGTTTTACCTCTCGCTTTTATAGTTGCATCCATATATGCTCGGTTGGCTCTTTGAACTGCGACTTGCTTATTAAACTCTCCGGCTTTTATCGTGTACCCTTCACTCCTGCCTTTTTTGATTTTGCGGTTCGTGGCGGTTGCTGTCTGGTTGATTGCATTCCGCATTGCGTTGGGTGTCTTTGCCTTCATGTTTTTCAGCTTGGTCTGTACCGCTGTCATCGTGGCTTCGTCTATCTGAAACTCTATCATGTTTCCTGCCATTACTTCGTCCTGTTAGCCTCCATGGTTATTGTGTATACTCCGTCCTCGTCTGTGGAATCAGTAACCATGTACCTCTTTCCATCAAACATGATCTGCCGACCGATGGCAGGCAGTGCTCCGAAGTCCTCTGCCTTGACATAGATTAGTTTCTGCTTCACATACACACCGTCCATGTTGGATTTCATCTTCTTTTCTCTTTCGATGATCTCATTATCATCTACGAGAACCGGGATTTCTTTTCCGTCAACGGTATGTGTGTCTGCGAATTCATCCACATTCATGAAGGTGTTATTCACGTCATCCCTCATGACTTCCTTGAATGATTTTTTAACCATTCTTTTTTGCCCCCTTGCTTCGGGTAGGTGTCTTTGGCACTCTGCCGACTACATTTTCTGCAGTTTCTCCGTTCTTGGATTCTCCTGCCAGTCCTGCGGTTGCGGTAGCAGGAGTCGCTTTCGCTTTCTCCTGCTTGCCATCGCTCCACACGGCTGTTCCTGCGTCAAGCCATGCCTGCACCATTGATTCATCGTCTGCCGGGAGGCTGTCTCCGACTTCATACTGGTGTGATCTGTAAAGGATAGGGTATGTTGCTACCAGTTCCATGGTTTGCACCTCCTTATCCGATTTTTACGAGCACCTTTGCGTCTCCTGTGGACGCTGCTTTGGCTGCGAATCCTGCAGGTGTATTGTCTCCTTCTGTGTCCGTGATACCTGTTCCATCGAAATAAACAGGCTGACCGAATGAGATTTCTCCCACTCCTGTCTTATCAAACTCAAAGACACCGCACACATGAAGGTCGCCTTCTGCACCAGGTGCGATGTCAGTTCCTGCAATTCCCACCCTGCCAGTAAGTGCTACGACTGTGTTGGCTTCGATGGTGGCTACTCCAGTATTCTTATAATCGAGGGTTTCCCCTCTCTGCCAGTAACTTGCTTTGCTCATGGCTGCATCCTCCTTCTATTATGCTAACTCGATCGGGTTCTTGACTTCGATACCAGGGTTCTTAACTGCACCACGATAATCCATGACGCTGATTCCCCAGTCGAGGTAGATATCCCATACGAATCCTAATGTTCCCGGAGTCTCCATTCTTCTGATTGTCGGGATCTCCTGTCCGTTCAGATAGTCGACCTCGATGAAGTCTGTGTCATCCTTTGCTCCAAGTAACCACCAAGGCATTACATTTCCAAAACCACCGCAGAGTGCGTTGATTGTCGGATCTTCCACTACTGTGATGCTGTCCTTGTATCTGTAGAGCGGGTTGACTGCCTGCGTGTTGCCAGATGTGCTGATTGTAGGACTGAAAAACAGTGTATACATATCAAACATATATCCGCTCGGCACGATGATGATTGCGGGTCTGATGATGATTGCTTCTCCGAACTGGTCTTTCTGGTTCTGGAGTGCGAGGATCATACCCTGCACTGCTTCTTTTGTGATTCCTGTTCCCTTGGCTAACAGGTTGAAGTGTGAACTGCTGAATAATGCAGTTCCGTCATATACTGCCGGGTTGTTCACAAGGATCTGGTAGCACTGCTTGTTGATGGTCTTTCTTGCACTTGCTGCGTACTTTGCAGGGATTCTTGTTACAAGATCGATATCATCATTGATGAATGCCTGTCTTGTAAGAGTGAACTGGCGGCCGTATGTTTTCAGCTTTCTGGTAGGGAGTTTCTCATCTCCGAACACATCATGCTTTAATTCGCCACCTTCCGGTACTTCGAGGAATTCTCCTACCGGTCCTGCTAAGTAGTTGTTGTCGTGGGTCTTGAAGTCCTTAAGACTTCCCTTCTTTGTCCACTGGTCGAATGTTACTGCGACAGTCTTGTGTCCTTCCACATATGCCTTATTGATGGCATTGTCGAGGATAGCAGGGAACGCTGCTGTCGGATTATAGAACTGTCTCTGTAACATACCGTAGAGTTCGTCAGAAGTTCTTCTATTGAGTCCGGTCTGACCCTCGCTTGTTAAGCACTCAATGGCTAAGTCACGGAGTGTCATTCCCATCATCTGTCTTGATCCGTCTGCGGGGTTCTGAAGTTCGATTCCGCTTCTCATTACGAGTGCGTCTGCTGCTGCGGCTCTGAATTTATCCTCTGCACTTTCTGTGATGGTTGCTCTGCCCTGTGCAGGAATAGGTGCACCGTGCTTCCTTACATGCTCCAGTGCTGCTTCCCTTACGGAATCAAGCGTTGCACCGCTCTCGATGTAGCTTCTTGCTTCCATTCCAAATTCGCCACAAAGTTCTGTGATGGATCTGATTCTCTCTCTTTCCTCTGTGACTGCTCTCTGTGTGTCTGCTTCCGGATTTACCGGATTCTGCGGAGGAGCGTTTGGCTGAGGGTTCATACCTCTCTGCTGCTGTTCCTCTGCTTCGATCTCTCCATTCAGTCTCTCGATTTCTCTCTGAAGGGAGTCGAACTCTGTCTGCTCCTCTGCAGTGAGATCTCTGCCTGCATCTCTGGCGGCATTTACGATTTCCTGCTGACGGAGCATTTTCTGCTGTCTCTGCTGCTTTTTGTTCATCGTCTGTTACCTCCTTGGTTGATGATATTTTTATTTATTTGAAGTTGCCTTTCGAACCAGTCTGTAGAGCGGCTCTGCGTTCCCTGCTCGGTTTCTTCCTCCAGTTCCCTGCCTACACCGACCGTTGGGTCCGCAGGCACGCTCACGATACTAATTTCGTAAGGTGTCCACTTTCTTGCGATGTCTGCCGGTCCTGTGAACCTGCCATCTGCCGACTGTTTGTTTGGCATTACTTCCTCCCATGAGTCTATCTGGTATCCTACAGACACTCCCTTTAGTGTGCCGGATGCCACTTTCTGATAGATGAGTTCGGATTTGTCATCTTCATCGAATTCAATCTCTGCCATTCCACGCATATTCTCAATCCACGCACGGTTAACTTTTCCGATGACTTCATCCCTGTCGTGATTAAAGAGCACGACCCCGATTTCATTTAATCGTGTAAGGTCTACTGCTCCGTCTGAATGATCGAGGATTTCCGTTCCCCACCATCTCTCGTATGGTTCTTCGGACGAAAAAGAAAGAATGAACTTCCGCTCATTCCCCTCGCCTTCCATGGCTCTGATGGAATTAACCGTCAGTTCCCTGGTCGTCTGTTTTTCCTTCTTGCGATTCCCCATCGCCTTTGCCTGCTTCCTGCCCGGTTTCTTCTCCGGTTTGCTGTCCTGTTCCCTCTTGAGGAGCGTTGGCAGGTTCTTCATCCTCATAGAGTTCTGCTGCTGTCTGATCAAAAATCACACCTCCTAAGTCGATACCCTTATCCTTTGCATATTCGAGTACCTCTGCCATTTCATCAATCTGCTCTTTCCAGTCACGACCCTGTTCTGCTGCAATCTGCTTGAATGTCTTTTGTCCTGTGTTGAGAGCAATCTTGTTTGCATTTGCTTCTTTCTGTGGATCAATCCATTTCTTTGGTGCTGTGATCCATGTGTGTTCGAAGTATTTGTCCTTATTATCCCAGAAGTCCTTTGCGTCCAGTTCTCCTGCGAGCCATAGTGAAATAACAAAAGTTTCATATATTTCGTCCATGACTTCCATCAGCATCTCTTTTTCCTCTGCGTATGTCATATCATCCTCGATGATGCCCTGTCTCGTTGATGAGTAGTTGCTCTCTGACATATCACGGCTTGTTGCTTCGTAGCTGATGCCCTGTCCTGCACCGACAAGTCTCTGCTGCAGTTTGATGTAGCTTGCTGCATCTGTCGCCTGTCCGGTTGGGTTTACGACCTGTATCTCATCTCCTGCATTCAGTTCCTTTATCATTCCGGGTGCGATGGTTTTTCCTTGGTAGTCCTGGTGCGGCCCCGGAACACTTCCGTTCTGGCGACCGATTCCGGTTGTCGGTAACTGCTTTTTGATGAATACCGAAAGGCAGGCCGCTATTCTTTCCTTTACCGATACCGCTGTCATGAATTCGTTAGCGTCTCGGATTCTTGTGATTGTCGGACTCATGTCTGACATTTCACGCACCTGCGATGGACGGTGTTTTGTGTATAAAAAAATGACATCTTTCGCATCCACATATACCGGATTCGATAGTGCCATTCCGTCCACGGAATACTGTCTGATCCAGTACCCAATTGGCTTATTGTATTCATTCATTTCAATTCCACCGACTACCTTGTTGCCTTTTTTCTTCGGCATCATCTGGGAATTGTCCAGTTCGTCTACCTCGAATGTCTGAAGCTTGAATGGGAGGTATCCGTCCTTTGTGTATCTCTTTACGATGAGTATTCCGCCATCGACCTTTTTTCGTTTCACGCACATTCTCATCATCTGCGTGAAGGACTGTGTTCCCGTTACATCACAGTTCTGCTTTTTGCACCATTTCTTCCAAGCTGTCTGGATGAGTTCGTTGGTCTTGTCGCTTCCGGTCTTTGCCTGCAGTGCATATCCTCCACCGATCACATTCCGCTTGTATGCTCCGATGACTGAATTCATCATATCGGAGTTTCGTTCCAAGTCTCTGGCTCTCGCCCGGACATTGTCACGACTGTACCTGTCCGTGAATTCTGCTGACTGATTGAGGACTCTCCAGTTTGCATTGCCCCTGTCGTAGTTTCCTGCATCGTAGTTTCTCATTTCAGTTAGGCTCTGTCTCCATGCCTCCCTGCGTGCTCCCCATTCCGGGGATATAAAACCTATAATTCCGTCTAACCAGTTCATGTCCTACCTCCCATCGAATACTGCGACATAGGTATCATCCAGTAAACTGGTTGAACCCTCTGCTGCAATCTGTGCTGTGAGGTCGTTCCTTAATTTGTAGAGCAGACTAAGGTCGGCACGGGTGAGCTGTCTCGTACCAATCTTGTATGATTGGCCGCCTACGAGCACTGCATAAATGGCATTATTGACTTCGGTCAGCATTTCCGAAGCATTATAATTTGATTCTACTGCTGCCATGCTCTGCCTCCTTTATACCCATGACCCTTCGTTCTGGCTGATCCAGTGTTCTTCTGGGGTGTACTGGGTTGTTTCCTGTTGCTTTTGTTGCTCATTTTCCTGTATCTCATTCAGATGCAGGGTTCGTACTCCGAGAATGTCTGCGGCTGTCGCTGCATATACCTCGCAGTCCAAGTAGTGGTTGTCTGCATGGGATGTTTTCTGCTGCCATTCCTGTTTGACCTTGCCATTTCCCATTTTGACATTTACTTTATGCTCTGCGGTTACCTGCTCTGCATACTCTCTGTCGCATCCCTGGTAAACCATCCACGATCCGCTGCCGTTCTTTTTCTGCATTCGACCTGCGATCATGTCTTTGTATTTCCCGGTGTCAATCAATACCAGATTCATTCCATATGCCTTGCTGTCGCTCTTATTTACTTTTGACAGCTTATAGTGCGACAGCATTGGATTCGATGAACCCTTGCACGGAAGTGCCCATTCTGAATTGTTGGCACAGAAGTCGTACACGGTATCTGCATCGTTACCGGAGTCTATCAGTGCCAGTGCTACGACCAGTGGCGTGCTGTCCGGCATCTGGTATTCGAGGTTCATTAACCTCTCTATCTCTTGGAATGAGAACGCTTGACCGTGTGCTATGTTCTGGCTTGTGAGGTAATTGCCCCATGCTCTGATGCTCCAGTACAGGCAGTTCTCCTGCACATCCACTCCGGCTGTGAGCAGTTTCGCCCACTCCGGTACTATCATTTCCTCGTACTCAGTCTGTCTTTCCATTACGAGGTCTGCGTTGGTTTTCAGTTTTGTATCTTCCCACGGTTCTGCGAGCCATGAGTTTACAAAGTTCTGCAGCTTCTCCGGGTCATCCTTGCTGTCCAGAAACTCTTTGACGATTTCTGAAAAACGGACGAATGGGGAATAGAGCGTATTCATCCAGAACGCTACCTTGCGGACGAACTTGGTATTTTCCTTTACCGTCCGCCACTCTCCCTTGCGGAGCATTTCCGGCTTGTCCTGGTCTGTAATCACACATCCGCATTCCTGGCATACATAAGTTGCAAACTCGGCACGGTCTGCATGACTCATTCCTTCCTCTTTCGGGAAGTGGATCTGCTTCCATTTCAGTTCGATGTATTCCCCGCAGTGCGGACACGGAACGAAGTAGTGCTTCTCTATGTCTGCATCTTCCATTGCTTTCCAGATGTGCCCTGTTTTCAGTGTTGGTGTGCTTGTGATAAATATCTTTCTGTTGTGGAAGGTCTTTGTTCTCTCCTTCGCCAGACTGATTGGGTCTGCTTCCTTTTTGGATGCTCCCGGATATTTATCAACCTCATCCAGAAACAGGAATCTGATTGCCTTACTCGCAAGGCTTGATGGAGAGTTTGAACCTGCCAGTGTTAGATACATTCCATCAAACTGCAATTCCAGCAACTGAGAATTCTCATCAAACCTCTTTCGGAGTTCTGGCGATGCCTTAAACATCGGCTGCAGTCTGTTCTCCGATACGGATTTGGCGAGCATTTCTGTCGGGTATACGATCATGGTCGGCGCAGGGTCTTGTTGGACGATGTAACCTACCATGTTCTGGAGGCACTCTGTTCCACCTACCTGCGTAGGCTTCACATAGATGATTTCCTCTGTCTCGTAATTGTTGAACTCATCCATAATGCCTTTGAGGTATGGGGTGTGTTCTGTCCGCCATGGTCCCGGCATAGCAGAGGTCTTGGCATCCAGTACCCTGTACTTGTCTGCCCACTCCGATACCGTGATGTCCTCTGGTGGCTGTAGGAACTTTAAGGCTTCCTTCTGGTATTCTGTGACCTCGTATCTACGATACGGATTTCTTGCCACGCTTTTTCTTTTCCATTTCTTCCGGTGTGCAGCCTGCCACCACAAAGCTGTTCATCAACCGGATTATTTCTGCATTCAGATCCTTTTCGATTGCCCGGACTTCCATCGGGTCACATTGACCGCTGATTCTTCCGGATAGTCGGCTCGGAAGGGAGAGTGCGAACTTCTTAAATGCAACAAAAAATCGGCTATAGTCCATCTTCACTTCCTCTATGTCGATGTACTTACCCGATGCGATCTCTGTCTTTAATCTGTGCATTTCTCCCTGGGATTCTTTGAGGGCGATCTCTGCCTGCAGTTTCTGTTCCCTCAGTTCAGATTCCTTTTCGGATTTACTCTTTCCATATGCCTTGTCTGAAAGGTATTTCACATACCTCTGAATGGTAGGTGCTAATTCATACCGATTTCCCTCTTTTGTCTTGGTCGTTGATATGATGCCCTCTTGAGTAAGCTGCTGCACCCTTCGCACCGTTACTCCGAACAGAGAAGCAATGACCTCTACCCTGTAGAAGCTGCCCTGCTGCTGTTCGTCTGCCATTCTACTTTACTTCCTCTGCAGGTATTCGGACTGCCTGCTGCCCGGTGTAATCTTCCCACCGTTTCACGATCACATCACAGAACCTCTCATCAAGTTCCATGATGAATGCAGTCCTTCCGAGTTGCTCTGCGGCCATGAGGGTGCTGCCGCTTCCTCCGAACAGATCCAGTACATTCCATCCGGATTTACTGGAATTTGTTATAAACTTTCCGACCAGTGCGATTGGCTTCATGGTCGGATGTATATCATTCCTCGTAGGTTTGTTCTCGTAAATAACGGACGTCTGATCTCTGTATTTCCTGCGGAGTTCTTCAAGATATGCCACGAGGTCGTTTTTCTTCATGGCATTGAAGTCTATGTCATCTTCCAGAATGACGGTGTCCTGCGTCCTGTCATTGATGAAGTAATGAGCCGCACCCTCTTTCCACCCATACAGGCACGGTTCGTGTCTCCACTGGTAGTCCTGTCTGCCGAGGACGAATGCATTTTTCTCCCAAATTAAACACTGGGCGAGTTTCAGTCCTGCGTCAAGGAATGCCTGTCTGAATATATGTCCGGTGCTTTCTGCGTGGAATACATAGATTGCCGCTCCTGCTCTCATAAATTCATAGGCACTCTGGTATGTTGCCAGTAAGAACGAATAGAAACTCTGATTATCCATGTTATCGTTCTTGATGTGATTGATATTGCGGTGTCCTTTTGCAGGGAGGTACTCATCGAGCATCTCTGCCTTGTCTCCGTAGTTGACATTGTACGGCGGATCTGTGACGACAAGGTCTGCGATTTCTCCATTCATCAGAACTGCCATGTCGTCCTGTGAGGTGCTGTCTCCGCACATGAGCCTGTGTCTGCCGAGCAACCACACATCTCCGAGTTTTGTTACTGGTTCAGACTCTGCCTGCTCCAGTGCTTCGTCCTCATCGAAGTCATCGTCCACTGCTTCCGGTTCGATAGCGAGTTTGTCCACCAGTTCAGTGAGGTCGTTCTGCTCGAAGCCTGTCAGCGATATGTCATAATCTCCGAGGTCGAGGTCGAGCAGGAGGTCTTTTAACTTCAACTCATCCCATTCGCCTGTGATTTTATTCAGTGCGATGTTCAGAGCCTTTTCCCTCTGCTTGTCAAGGTCGACTACGACCACATCTACTTCCTCGTATCCGAGGTCTGTGAGGACAGTTGCCCTCTGGTGTCCTCCGATGATTGTGCCATCCTCGTTTACGATGATGGGATCAACGTATCCGAATTCTTCAATGCTCCGCCTTATTTTCTGGTATTCCGCATCGTCCGGGGTCAGTGCTTTTCGTGGATTGTATTCTGCTGCCTTTAAATCAGCCAGTTTTCTACGTTCAGTTTTCAGTTTCTGATCCATTTCAAAGCCTCCTTCCCTGCTTTGCGTAACGAAATGGTAAAAAATTTTTATATTTTATCGGCAAAAAAGCCGCGCCTTCCTCGCCCCGCATTGCATTTTGGGTCTGGGTAGTACCTACGGCATTGCCCTGCCCCGTCTGCACACAAAAGAGGACACAGCGTAGGCTCTGATGCCCTGTGCCATGTCCTCTCTGAGGGGAGCAAGTGGAGTGGTCTGGGGTGACCGTGTGGTCTGTTCCCTTGTGCTCCACGCTACTATCTTAGCACAGGCGGATGTCTAATGGTGTCTAATCTTTCTCTCTGTTGTATCCTGCCCCTGCGTGCCCCTGTCTCTGTGCCTTGGCTGTGGTGCTGTGGCTGTGTGCCTTGCCCTCTGTTCCTGTGCCTGTGTGGTGGGTGGGTGCGTGGCTGTGGTGCGTCCTCTTCCCCGCCCCCTTCCTGCCGGTGCGTGTGCCTTGGCTGTGCCATGTGGTTGCTCTGCCTGTACTGCCCCCTGTAATTCCTGCCCTTATATCCTTACATATAATGGGGCATAAAAATACCCCTACACATGGACTGTTATTTGTCCTGCGTAGGGGGTGGATTTTCTTGCCTATTATTTTATCTTTGCTAATACCGAACATACCTTTGTGTATGTATCTGCTGATATTTTTCCCTGCTTATAAAGGTCTTTATATTTTTCGATTTCTGATTTTGCGTCAAAATTTCCCTTGCCTTTTTTGTAAATTGGTAAATCGCCCAATAATCCCAATTCCCATGCAAGGCAATATATATGTTTGCAAGGAAATGCACCTTGTCTGATTGCGAAATCCGGGCAGGTACATTCGTGAAGAGTGGCTTTGTACGGTTCTTCTGACGATCCTTGAATGACCACCCATTCTTCGTCCTTGTTAATTTCTAAAATATTCTTTACGAGTTTCTTTCCGGCTTCGATTCTTTTTACCTGTTCGAAGTCATCGTGGATATCATCATCCCATTGTCCGAAATGTACGCTCATGGTTATTCCTCCTTTAAATTTTCCAAGTATGGCCGCAGTTCAAGCATTTTAAATTTCCCTTTTTACTACTGATTCCGCCAAGTATCGCTCCTGTACTTCCTGCAATCGCACCACCGACTATTGCTCTGCCTACGCTGAGTTTTTTGTCCTGATATGTTATGCTTGTGGAATGACACTTAGGGCAGAATGGGATTTTGTCTTTTTTCATCTGTTCCACTCTCGCTTTTTCCGCCTGCTTTTCTTTCCATGATTCTGGCATTTCCGCTTCCATTTCAGCTATGGTTTTTCTTGGCTTCTTTTCTTTTTCATTCTTCACGGTTTCTGGCTCGTTGATATTTTGAAAGCCGAGTTTTTCCTGCAGCTTTTTCATGTCCTTATTGTAATTCGACACAAAATGCACTTTGAATTCCTCATCATTTGCTTCCAGTGTTAAAACTCCATATTCCGTAAATGTTCCCGCAGTTACTTCGAATCGCTCCAAGTCCGAAATGTTCACTTTACCAGTTTGCCCTTTCTTCTCCTCGAACGATATCTCTGAATCATTAACTGTAATAATCGACAGCCCAACCGACTTATATTTCTGCTCCATATTGCTCCTCCTTTTGGGGTAGAATTCGTTTGCTTGAAATTGGCTATAAATAAGCCTTTTTGCAACTACAATTCTACCCCCCCCCTATTCCGAAGTCAAGCAATTTCAATGCTTTGAGGGGTTTTGGGAGGAGGCGAATTTTTGTATTGTGACCTGTACTTTTTTGAATTCCAACAGCTTATCAATGCCTGCGTTGTAGTAATTGCTGCAGGATGCTCTGGAATAATTAACTTCTTTTGCTATCTGCTTCCAACTCAAACAGTCTATGTGCCTGTATTCGAGGATTGTTCGCTCCGTGGAGTCCGTTTGTAAAAAGTCCATGATCTTCATCACATTCAGCATGGTCTTTGCCATCTCTGCTTTCTGTGATTCGATTCTGTCCTCAATCTCCATCGCACGGATGACCTGCGTTGCCGGTCCGTCTCCTACGCTGTTGGTCTGGCTGCGTGGCACTGGGGAGTATTGCATCCCCTTTGTGCCGAGCATATTTTCTCTGAAAGCACGAAGCCTTGCTTCCAACTGCTTCTTTTTCATTTTTGCATTGTAGTATTGCCCGAGGTACTGTTTGAGAAGTGTTCTTTGTTCTTCTACCCCATTTGCCATGCTGTCTGGTTTCATAGTTTACCTTCTTTCTAATCCCTGGGTTTTTCCTCCGCAAGGAAGTATGCTTTTCCACCGAGCATTCGCACCTGCTTGATCACTCGGTCTTTGTTCTCCCAGTCTCGTATCTCTATTCCACGTTCCTGCAGGATGCTTATCTGCATCTCGATGGATGAGAGCATTGCCGACACCGGGAGTTGTCTCATTACCTGCGTTGCGTCCGCCAGACTGGAGTTCATCCCGAACGGCTTTCGTTTGTGCTTACCTTTTGCCATTGTTGCCACCTCTTTTCCAACGGACTCCCATTTTCATACACTCACACCTTATGATGTAATACCAGGTGATAAATCCGATGATTGTATCTTCATTGCTCGGTCTGGTTGATCCATAGAACCACAGTTCCAATCCCTGCCATAACATACTGATCAGCAGCCATTTGAATGTTGCTTTCATGATTGCATACTCACGGATTTCATTCTCTCTCATTCTTACCACCTGCCATTTCATGTATAATTGTTCGTACAATGTATCCGATTGTCTTTGGATCATCCCAATCATCCGGTCCGCTTAATATACATCCACATATCTTGTTTTCTCCGAAGTCTTTCACATTGAATGGGCATCCATCACATGAATAGTATTCATGTTCGTGATCCGTTCCCACGCCTGCGATTTCCTTATGCGTATTCTTTCTGCATATCTCTGCCGATTCTGTCATGAACTTCGCCCAGTAGAATGCCCACTTTGCATTAATGGCTCTCTTGAATAATTTCCATTCTTTACTCAGCTTCCTTTTCTTCATCGTTTTCCTCCCAGTCTATTTTCTGTCCGCAGTTTGGGCAGTAGTCGTGTTCATCGTATTCCAGTTCGTAGTTCTTTCCACACCCTGGGCATTCCCACATATCGTATACGAGGTGTCCGTCCGAATATCCATCTCCCCATCTGTTCGGCTTCTTTGGTTTCTGCTTCTCCAATGCTTCCACGATGATTTTCCAAAACTCCAACCATTTGTGTGTTGGTCTGTTTGGCACTGCCTTTGATATTCCGACTTCCACGCAGAGATTGTGTCTGGCGATGTGGCTCGCTCTTTTGATATTCATTGCCTATCCACCTACCTTTTGCTCTCAAAGTCCGGACATTCTTCTCCGTCATCGTACTCGGTGCTGCATCCATACGCATCTGCCATGAAATTGTCGCAGTGCCATCCTGTGAGGTGTCCTGTTTCCCATGATGGCTTGTGATGGAAACAGTTTCCACAGATTTTGTCATTTTCGTCATATTCTCTCTTTGCCATTGCTGTTCTCCCTTTGATTTTCTCCGATTTGATATCTGACGCATCCGTTTCCATCGTTCTCCCTACATCTGTCGTATCTGCATTCATACATAACCCTGCATTTAAATGGATACGGATATGTTGTTCTGTATTCATCTTTTGGTATTGCGTATTTACACCGACCCACTTGGAATCTCTCCTTCCCAGTTCCACAATCCCTGCTTGCCGGATGCGGGAATTGGATTGCTGAACAATACTGGTTCTTCCATTACCCACGCATATCTTCCGATGGTGTAATCTCCGAACGCATACTCATCTGGGTGCTGCTCTCTGATAAGTGCGGCCATCGCTTCATCAATCTGCAGACAGTTTACAAGATTTGCCTTTCCGATAATCTCTCCTGTCTGAAATTTCTGAAACCTGTTAAACACCTCCGGCAAATCAAGGCGGCGGAATGCTCTTTCTTTTGCATCCTCTGTCATCATGCATATTCCCCACAGCGGGTCTTTCTTTCCTGCATGAATGAGTATTTCTCCACGGTAGTTTGTTTTCCACGACCGTGTTTCTATTCTCTTGTTTCCAGTTGCCAGTAATGCCGCCCATGGTTGTATTACCGTGATTGCTTTCATGCCCTGCTCTCCATTTCCGGCAGCAGGACTTTCTTTGCTTCCTTGATGGTGCACACCACATCCGCAACACCGCCTGCTGCCCTTATTTTTTTGATTGTGTCTAATTGGTTTTTGGTAGGCTCTCCGATGAATGGCCGCTTCACTTCCAATCCGTAATACCTGCCACGGATCACACAGCAGATATCCGGTATTCCTGCTTGGCTGTATGCTCCTGCCGCTGCTTTCCATACGAATGCATCCGGGAACTTCTTTTCTATGTATTCCTTGATTTTTGTCTGGAAGTAGCTTTCCAGTGGCATCTTATCCGCTATGAATTTATCCACCTGCTTCATTGTTTTCAGCTTTGGATTTCTGCTTTTCGTGTATTCACGCAGTTCATCGTAAGATCCGAACTGTTCATAAAACTTCATGTAATCCAATTTATTTTGCTCCTTTATTACATTTGATATTGCCTCCCCTGCCGTTGGGTCATTATAACCCTCATCGTTTTTATAACCCATAACTGCCATTCCTCCCTAAAATCGAGCGGACACCCTTCCAGTGATATGGATTTTTCCGTCTTTCTCTACGGCATTGAAGTATCTGTTTCCTTTTGCTACCTCTGCGGCCAGTTCATCTGTGAGCGATACGATTCTGCGGTACTTCCCATCCTTTGTCGTGATGAGTGCCTTTTCTTTATCCCACTGTGGCTTTCCGGTTTCCTTGTCTACGATGACTTTCTCCACACCATCCTCAACTACCAGTTTTGGCACTGCTTCAATTTTGATGATCATAATCTTCCATCTCCTTTTCGATTTCTTCTTTATGTTTCAGATAAACCCTGCACTCAGTGCAAGGCTTATCCGGTTCTTTGCATTTATCCGAAATGATGATACAGAACCACGGCAGGCTTTTCTTTTTCTGCCTGTTCGCCCTGGCTCTTTCCCTCATCTGGGACAACAGTTCCATCATGCTCATCTTGGTGTCGCCTCCTCAAAGACTGGCTGCTCCCATTCCTTCTTTTCTGGCACGGTCGGCTGATCTGCGTATTCCCCGGATCCGTTGTCTGCGTATGACAGCTTGTTTCCTTCGTTGGCTTCCATGAAGTGGCTTGCCTGCGTGTCTGCGGAATGCAGTGCCCAGATCATTGGGTATTTGTCGATGGCATTGTTCAGCGATAAGCTGTCGGCTTCCGTGTAGCCCATGTGCCATCTGATAGCATATCTCTCTACTGGCTGAAGCTTCATGTATTCCTCGATCATCATTACCGATTTTTCTCCGTGACCGTATGGGATTTTGTCATCCACTGTAAATGCTTCGTACTGCTCCCACTTTCCGTTTACCTTGCGGTTTCTGATCTCCGTTGTGTAGAAGTATGTCTTGCAGATATCGTGGAGCAGTGCCATGATGATCACATTTTCCTCTGTCACTCTTGCGACCGGAACTCCTGCGACATCGTATGTGTATGTACCGTCATCGTTTTTGGTAAGGTTTGCCTTTAATGCATCCAGTACATTGAGTGAGTGCTGCAGCAGTCCTCCTGTCACTGAAAGGTGGAATCTTGAACTTGCAGGTGCCGCATACATATCGCTCTTTCTGATAAATGTCATCAGCCTGTCCACTCCGTCTCTTTTTACCTTTGCCATCTCTGTTTCAAATCTGTTAATGTTTGCCTGTCTGTTATCCATTGCTTTGCTCCTCCTTATTCTTCAATCCCTCAGCCAGTATGTGACACGCTCCGGCTGTGATGATCATTCTTTGTTCTGATTCCCATTCTGGTTTCTTTTCCCAGATGTTCTGTTCCTGGTCTACCAGGAATTCTCCTGTTAAATCGTTGTATATTTTCGGTGGTGGTCCGTTTTCATCGAAACACTCCGGTGCTGCGTATAGGCAGCAGTGCTGTTGCCAGTACGGTATCCACAGATTCCATATTTCCACTCTGATTTCTTCCACAATCTGCAGGAACTTTTCCAGACTGTATTCTTTGTAGAGTGCCCTGCCGAGTTCCTTACCTGCTCCTGCGTTCCTTTTATCATCGAGCATTGTCTGGATCTGCTTCATGAGAACCTGTCCGGCTTCATCTGCTTTTATGACGATTCCCTCTCGGAGTCTGTGTCCGGATATCCGGTCTGCCACTTTCTTGATGCTGTCCTTTAGCTCCCGGTACGGTTTTTTGTACTTTGTCTGAAGGAGTTCCTTTGGAACATTCTCATCATTCTTTTTCAGTGTCTCCAGTAATGCTTTCAGCTTTTCTTCATCGTTTGGATTGCTCTCATTCTCCATTCGCACTTCCCCTTTCTTCCTCCGAACACCTAATTCCCGATTTTTCCACCGCACACCTAAGTGTTCATTTAGGTGTTCAGTGTGAAACCCTTGATTTTACTGGCTTTATCGGTGTTACTAAACACCTAACACCTAATTTTTGAAATACACCATGTTTTTTTAGTGATTTCTGTGACTAAGCCTTCATGCAGTCACACAATTTTCCGTAAATACAATAAAAATATTGATTTAGGTGTTTTAGGTGTTTAGTTGTTATTAAAAGCCTTGATTTTACTGGGTTTTTTACTAAACACCTAACCGAACACCTAACTAAACACCTAATTTTAGGTGTGCGGTTTTTTAAAGTTTTTTATAACTTTTTTGCGATTTTTGTCACATAATTTTCAGTCACACAATTTTTTCTGACCCATCGTTTTTGTGACTAAATCGCAAATTCTGTGACTAATTGAATGGCAGCTTATCTGCTTCGTCATCTGGTATTGTCTGCCATCCGTCAGTAGTTCCAGGTATGCTCATCTGCTGCGGCTTCATCTGCTCTGCGATTTCTTCCTCCTCCATCAATGGGTCTTTTTCCTCTGCAATGTCTCCCAGATGGAATTCCACAAATCTGCAGTTTCGGTTATTGAACCATTTCGTCACTGAATTCTTGGTGCTGCCATCCTTAAGGACTGACACTCCTATCAGACCTTTGTCTGCGAGGTATTTCAGTGTCTTTCTGGATGAGTACCCTGCTTTTGTGAGTGCCTGCGTCAACATGGATGGGAAGATGTATGCGTTCTTGTTTTGGATCATACCAAGGCACGTTCCGAAGGCTTTCTCCCCGAAGCTGTCCTTGTTGCTCAGTATCCAGTCCACGATGTACTGCGTGGCATTCTCGTTTACATCTCCGGTGTCTGCGTTCATCTGCTCCTGCAGGATGTTCCTTGCCATCTCTTTGGCTCTTTCCCACGATTCCGTGTCAATTTGCAGTTTTTCCGTGTTGGTTTTGGCTGATTCCGTATCAAATTCTCCATTTTCGTATCGTTTCAGCCATTCTCCGTTATTAAATATCCATGTGTCGATGATTGCATCTGTCAGTGCCACCGCTGCGATTCCTGCGATGTGTGATCCGCTCTTTCCTCTGCTGATCTGGTACACATACTGCGTCATCTCATCGTATTTCTCCACGATGCTTCTTTCGTCCGTGTGCAGTAGCATTCCGATGTAAGCCGGTCCCGCCCATCCGCAGTTCATTCCGGACTGCTGATGCATGATGGAGGCTTCTCTTTCATCGTCAAACGGTCCGCCGTATATCTCAAGCACACGGGTGCTGACACCTGTCTGCGATGTTTCCGTTGATAGCGGTTCTTCTCCGGTCGCCAGAGCCACGGTTCTCCATGTATGTGTTGCCTGGATACCTCCGCTTTTTGCACCTCGTATCTTTCCTGTACCACTGGCGATCATGTACACGATTTTCTCCAGTGAGTTCTGGTTGTTTCCTGCCAACTGTCTTTCATCTATACCGAGTGGCAAATCGCAATAAAAGGATGCGGTTCGCTCCAAGCCTACCTGCGTTGCATTGAAGTTTACCATTAGTCGTTCCGGGTCGCCCCATACGGAGAGTGCTGCTTTCAGTGCTGCTGTCTTACCGCCTTTTGAGCCACCCCAGTTGTAAACGAAGAATATTCTCTGCTTTATGATCCGCAGGAGCGGTGCTGTGAAACTGGCCGCCAGTATGAACCGGAACTTGTCTCTGCTCCTGTGTGGTTTTATCATCTTGAGCCAGTCTGCCATCGTTCCGTTCTGGCAGTATGCCGCTGCCATTCCTCTCTGCGATGGGTCTATGTCCAGAACAATATCCTTGTCATGCCCCGGCACGAACCTTTTCCCGGATTGCCATCCGAATGTGCTTGTGGAATCTGCTTTCTTTATGATGTCTATGTTCTCGGCTTCCAGTGCCGACAGGAACTTTACAATGTGCTTTGCATTCTCCGATGTGACGGTGCATCCTAAGTCTGCCAGTGCTGTGATGGCTCTGGATGTGAAGATGGTACTGCGTGGGTATATTGCTTTGTGCCACTGACCATCCCTTTTGAATGCTATCTCTATCTTTTCCTCTCCGGTTTCCATGCTCCGGAGTCTCTGCGTGATGATGATCGGTGTTCTGCATACCATGACTGGTGCATACTTCTTTTCATCGATCATGCTGATTCCTTTGTCTGAATATATCCATCCCTCCGGCTGCCTTAGGTTTACTGGTGCTCCCTCTACGGCTTCCGGGATGTTATCTTCCTCTATGTCTATCTGCTCTGCGTTGCTGATTGCTTTTCGGATTTTCTCGGCCGCTTCCTCTTTTCCATACTTCATATAAACTTCCGATGGGTCCTTGCATCCGAGTGTACGGCAGCTCCATTTGTATACTTCTCCTACGAACCTTCCTTCCCGGAGTGCTCTTGTGACCTTGGCGAGGAATGCCTCCCCGCCCTTGTCTGGTTCTACATGGATATATAATTTCAAATCCTGCAGAACCCCTGCCCATTCCGCACGCATCATGGATGCTCCCGGTATTCCAAGTGTGCTGATTCCCATGTACCACATGGACTGTGAGTCGCTTTCGCCCTCTACCAGTGCTGCGTATCCGATGTTCCTTATGGCTTCTATCTGCCACAATCCGTACATGCACAGTTTCTCGGTCTTTCCATATTCCCACCGGAACTGCTTTCCGCCGTATCTCTTGCGGTGCAGTGCCAGATTTTTTTCTGCATCAAAGTATGGTATGTATAAATACTGGACTCCGTTTCGGTCTTTCTTTGTCTGCAGGCAGCATTGTTCTTTCAACCAGTCCTCTGGGAGACGCTTCTCGAATGAATATTGGGATACGGTGTAATGATCCATCCCGGATTTCTTTTCCTTCGGTTTCTCCTGCGGCTCATTCAATGCCCCATACTTTTCCAGTATCTGCTTATAGGCTTCCTTGGTATCCAGTCCATTCAGCTTTGCATAAAATGTGACGAAGTTTCCGCCATCGTTCTCTGCGAAGCAGTGCCACTTTCCGGTCTTTAAGTCCACCGAGAATGAATTTGCACGATCGTCATGGAACGGGCACAGACCTGTGAGGTTGTCGCCTGTAATCTTGTGCTTTTTGATAACGGAGCAGTATTCAGTTTTGTAATCTACCAGACGGTCTAAATCGACCTCCGCTGCCTGCTGCATATTATCGCTCCAATCTATTAAGTATTACCTGTTCCAGTCCAAGTCTTGTGAAATTGATTGACTTGCCCTGCATCATGAGTTTGTTCGTCATGTAGTCGATTTCCTCATTCATTCCCTCGCTGATCACATTCTCCACGGTCACTACGAGGAATTCCCTGCACTGCATCATCAGACGCTTTCCTGCTTCCATTCCGAAGTATCGTTCCTCTGCGATAGAGTCATCCATAAATCTTGGGAAGTAAAGGTGCGGTGCGATCGGGATCTTTCCTTCGCTGACCACTTTGCTTGCTGCCCACTTTGCTACTTTTATATTCTCTTCCAGTTCTTCTCTGGTATCTGCCCTATATCTGCTGCAGATATAGCACATCGGCATAAGTGCCGGGTTTCTGTTTTTTAACTCTCCCGGATAGCACTGTCCTGCGTACTTCCATGGCGAGTATCTGTTTTCTTTGTATATGGTGTCATATATTGGCAGGTTTCCTATGATGTCTGCGACCTCGCTCATCTGTATCATGAGGTCATTCTGGTTTCCTGCGTTCTCTCTAAAGTTATAAATCATGGCTGCTTCCACGATGTCTCCCGGCATTAAACACTGATCATCTCTGTTGCCGGTCCAATTATCAAATAATTTCTGCATGGTGTGCCTCCTTATGTAATGCCAGGAGCGTTTCCGCTCCCGGCTTAGTCTGCCTTAGTTGAATGGCAGGTTTTCGTTTCCCTCTACGCTCTGGAACTCTGACGCATCAACGGCGGCTCCTGTGTTGTAGTCTGCTTCATCCACTTCTGGGATATTTCCTGCCATTGCTTTCACATTCTCCGCCATTGCCTTTGCTTCTGCCTTCTGCTCATCCGTCAGTTTGCTCACAAATGTGAATGCTGCTCTGGAATATGTGATGCCGTCCGCAGACTTTTCTTTTTTCAGAGTGATCTTGGTCACGGCTTCATAGCATCTGAGTCCTTTGAGGAGGATTCGTTTTCCGATGTAATCTCTGATGTATTTCAGAGATGTTGGAGGCAGTGCAAGGATAATTGGCACAGGGTTGTTCTCCTGCAGGATGTAACATCTGTGAATGTTCTTGCAGGCTTTTCCTGCTCCGGAACTTCCGAACTGGTTGTGCGGACACTTGCTGCAGTCGTGTACTTCTCCTGTCTCTCTTTCAACTCCCTGTTTTCCGTCATAGCTTGAGCAATCCGGCTGCTCATTTCCTCCACTGTACTGCTCTGCCCAGTATGCGTTTACCGGGTGATGGTGCAGGATTACTCCTGTGAGTTCCGTGCTCATCACAGGCTCATCCTCAGTTTCTCCCGGAAGTTCAAATGCAAGACCACCACCGCTTGGGATCTTTGCTCTCTCAAATGGGATACTTCCCAGTCCATCCATTTCCTCTGCGATTGCTTCCGCCAGTTCTCCGGCAATGGTTACCAGTTCGAACTTCTTTTCAGTTGTTGCTACTTCATTCTTTGCCATGTCTTACTCCTCCATTTCCTCTGCATCTTCTTTGTTATTTTCTGCTTCCTCGAATCCATCATCTTCCTGCTCTGCGGATTCCTGCTCTACCAGGTATTCTTCCACTGGTGTAGGCTTTCCGTTTTCTCCGTAGTAGAGGTCGTCCATGATTCTCTGTGCCTGTGCCGCCAGTTTGATGGATTCCACGGCTACCTCGACCGCTGAATTATAAAGGCTTCCTACCACATTGAGGACGTCTCCATCTCCGTTTGGCAGGAGTTTAATAAAGTCATCCATATCTGTCTTGGTTGACTTCATCTTTCCCTGCAGGGACGCATATCCCTCTGCTGCGATTCCGTATCCCTCATGACGGTTCTTTACCTTGGTCGGGTGCTAATACTCCATGATCTGACCCAATGCGAACTTTGCGGTCGCCTGCATATTCTCTTTGAGGTCACGGTCGCTTTCCAGTGTCACATCAATTTCCATCTGTTCGTACTCTGCCATCTTCTTACTCCTCCTGTGCTTTCTTTGCCCTGTTCAGAGCCTTTGTGTTTGCTTTTCTCTTGGATACCTTCAGTTCTGAATAAACGGAGAGCACCTCTGCCAATTCTTCCGGCAGTTCTCCATCATTCTCTGCGGTCAGATTATTCATTGCAGAGTCAAGTGTTCGTGGATCTACTCTCTCTGTGATAAGGTGTCCGAATCCCTGCTCCCTTAAGACATCAAAGAATACAAGACCCTTTTCCATCAGCTTTTCTTCTGATATCTTCGAGTATCTCGTTTTCTCCTGCAGAGTGTACTTGAAGCCATCCACCGTTGTATCCGGCTTTTCCTCATCCACCATCTGCTGTGCAATTTCCTGTTCGAGGTTTTTGAGTTCCTCATTGTTTGCCTTGGTCTGCTCTGCCAGTTCATCTTTCTTGTCGAGCAGTACCTTGTAGGCTCTGACTTTGTCGTCCAGTGTCATTACTGTTTCCATGTTGTTGCTCCTCCTTTGGTTTTATAATTCATTTCCCCACTGATCCCAACCGTCACGCTCCGACCTTGCGAAGAGTTCCAGTTTCTTTGCCTGTGGGAAGAATGTTTCTAACATCTGATAGGCACATTCCGGCTTCTGACTGTGATGTCTCTTGCTGTTCTCTCTGAGTACCGTGGAAAATGCTCCACGCTTGTCCTTTTCCGGGAGTATGATGTTTCCCTTCTTGTAGAACCATAGCAGGTACTCATGTGCGAACCGCACTGTGTATGCGGGTGCCGGTCCGTTTCCCTTATCCCATATCAGCCTTGCGTGGAGTTTATATCCAAGCAGGCTCATGATTTCCTCTGTCTGCGGCAGGTATTTATCAATCGTCCACATGAACACATTGTGCTTTTCATTCATGAGTTCGTTTGTAACATAGCGGTGCAGTTCCATGATTCCCGGAACATCCATCGTTTCATATGGGACTGTCGTTCCGGTGCTGTTTGGTCTGGCCGCTTTCTTTCCGCCCCTGCCCTGTTGCCACGGTGGGTCCGTGTAGAGGATGTCGTATTTTGTTTCTGGATTAAAAATATCAATCTTCACTATTGCTCCTCCTGTAAAGTTTGTATTTTATGCTCGATTCCGAGCGGTTCATCATTTCTGCGATTTCCCTTAAGGAGTACCCTTCGTGTCTAAGGTAATGCATCCTTCTGACTTCTTCCTGCGTCCAGTTATATTTGTGCGATATATCAGTTTTCCTTTTTTCCTTGTACCAGTCGTAACGCATGAACATTGTGTCATCGGTAACTCTGGCAGCATTCCAGTCCTCTGGATGTTCCCTCATGTATCTGATGATATCTTCCTGTCGGTACATCACGTATGGTCGCTTCCGGTAGCTTTTCAGTCCTTTTCTCTCCCAGTACTGCAGGGTGCGATTTTCTATCCCAAGGATTTTGGAGACGGTGTTTCTGGTCAGCATATCTGTATTTGCTGTGTATCCGCCTATGCCCATTCGCTGTCTTTTTAGAAACACAGCCTCCTTGGTTCTGTTCAGTCGCCTTGCCACTGTTTCCAGTGGATACTTCTCTGTCAGTTCTTCGAGGAGGATTAGTTCTTCATCTGTCCATTTGCGTCCACCCATCAGAAATAATCCCTCCATGTGTCTACGACTGTTTTTGCCAGATCCTCTTTCTTTGCCAGTGCTTTCAGTACCACTTCGTCTATCGTTCCCTCTGTGATGAGGTGGATGTAAGTGCAGGCATTCTTCTGCCCGATACGGTGGATTCTGGCAAGGCTCTGACTGTATGCTGCATAGTTGAAGTTGACCGAGTAATACACACATGTATCTGCGGCCGTGAGCGTGATTCCCAGTCCTGCGGTATCGATCTGTGCGATGAATACCATTGTTTCCGGGTTCGTCTGGAAGTCCTTGACGATGTCGCCCCTGTCCTCCAGTTTCACATCTCCGTAGATTTCTCCGTATCGGATTTTCTTCTTTTTCAGCATCTGCCCGATGATGTCTATCTCTGGTCTGAAACGTGCGAAGATTACCAGTTTCTTTCCTGCGTCAACCACATAGTCGTCTATGATTTCTTCCAGTGCGTTCAGCTTTCCTTTGCTTACCAGTTCCGGCTTCTCCTGTCCGTCTGCGATTAAAAATCCGCCAGTGAACTGCTGCAGTCGCAGGAGTTTTGTCAGCACCGTTGTTGCACTGATCTGTCCGCCATTTTCCAGTTCCGCATAACTCTCACGCTTGATGCGGTCGTAGATGCTCTTTTCCTTTGCCGACATCGTGATGTATCTCTGCAGGAATGTCTGCTCCGGTAGGTCGAGTGCTTCGTCCTTGGTCACTCTGTATGCTATGGAATGCTCTTTCTGGATTAACTGGTCGAGATCTCTGTATCCAACAATCTGCCGATTGTTAAATCCGCCCATGATTGCATATCTGTTTCGGAACTGATAGAAGTTCGTTCCGAAGATTGTAGGGTCAAGGAAGCGGTACTGGCTATACAGGTCGATTGCATTGTTCTGTACCGGAGTTCCGGACAGGATGAGTTTATATCGTGCCTGGTCTCCCAGTTTGTGCATTGCTTTGGACTGCTCTGCATCATGCGTCTTTATTCTCTGGCTTTCATCGCAGATGATCATATCTGCATCCCATTCGTACAATGCGTCAAATATGCCATCTCTCCATGTGGATTCGTAATTGATAACGGCTACCTTTAATGCCTTGAATGGGAAGTTGTCGAGATCGTTTAACAGCTTCAGCCTGCGGTTCTTGTCTCCGAGCAGTACCTTGATGTTTGCCTTGAAGTCTGCAAATTCTGCGAAGTCCTTGGGCCATACGGAGCAGACGGAGGTCGGTGCTACCACCAGTACCTTTTCCACCTTACCCATCTGGTAAGCCGTGCCTGCTATCATGATTGCTGTTAGCGTCTTTCCGCATCCCATTTCGAAGAGCAGACCGAAGCCTTTATGCATTTGCTCCATGTTTTTCTTTCGCCTCCTTAATTCTTTCTTTTGCCATCATTGAGTATTTTTCATTTATGTCAATACCTATGAAGCTTCTATCGCACTCCTGGCATGCAACACCAACTGTTCCACTTCCGGAAAAACAATCTAATACGATTCCATTCTCTGGTGCCGCAATCTTGATGATTGGTACAATGAGTTCGAGTGGAAAAGTCGCAAAATGTGCCCCTTTGTATGGTTTTACGCTGCATCTCCACACACTTCTTCTATTTCGCATTTCTATTTTATGTGATGGCTTCTCGGTTTTCTCTCGCATTCCTTTATTCGGACGCAGAGTTCCCTTGCTTCCCCTTGGACTTGATGGATCTCCATTAACTGCAGGCTCCATATTTTCCTTTGAGTTATAAAAATATTGTTTGTTTTTGGAGAACATAAATATTGTTTCGTGACATCTTGTGCATCTGTCCTTTACGTTTTCCGGCATGGCATTTGGCTTTTCCCATATAATTTCCTGTCTTAGATACCAACCTGTTTCCTTGAGCTTGAATGCAAGCATCCATGGAACCCCAATTAAATCTTTTGGTTTGCATTGTTTCCCGTTGGACTTTGTATTTGTAATCTTTCCGGATACTGAACCTCTATTTGTATATTGCTTGCAGTTCAAATTACTATTATTTATGGTTCCATTTGCATTTCTTCCTTTTCCGCTTCCAGCATAACTATCACCGATTACAATCCATAATGTTCCAGTATCTTTCAATACTCTCTTTACCTGTGAAAAAACAAGCGTCAGCCTGTCTATGTATTGCGTTACGGTTTCCTCTTGTCCAATCTGTTTTTCATCTCCGTAATCTCTTAAACCGAAATATGGAGGACTTGTAATACAAACATCCACCGACTGCGATTCTAGTTTTGTGAGTTCTATAAACGCATCTCCTGTTATTATCTTGTTCATTTTCCCCACCCCAGTTTCTTTCCGCACCAGTGGCAGTGCGTATGATTTCTGGAGGTTCTCTTTCCGCAGGCAGGACAACAGTAAAAGTCCATACCTCTTTTAATTACTGGTGTCTCTGTCTCGTATTTCTCAACCATCCGCTTCTGCTCATCCACCATGCTCTGGTAGTCGTACACGATATCCATTGCCTGTGTGAGTGCTTCCTCTATCTTCTCATCCATCTCCACATCTTTCGGATCGCCCTTTGTTATCTTCTGCGAATATTCTGCCTGTGCATCCTTAAGAAGTGGGATGATTTCTGTTTCCTTGATATGTATCACTTCTCATCCTCCTTTTGTCTCGGCGGGTCTACCAGTCCGAATGTCATGAGTGCCATGTTGTATCCTCGTACCTGGTGCGTGAATGGCGACACCTTGACTGGCGGTTGGATGAGTGGCTCTGGCTTCGGGTTCATGCGTTCCCGGTCGACTGCTGCCATTACTTCGTTCAGCTTCTTTCGCTCTGCTTCGATAGATGGTGGTAGGTTTACAAGTCCTGCCAGTCTGTTCAGCAGTTCAATGTCTGCCGGTCCGCTTAATGTCTGCGTCTGCCTGCTCCACTTCATCTTTCCCCAACTCTTTATGATCGTGAACTGGACATTGTCTGCTTCTCTTATGAGGATCTGTCCGTCCTTCATTGCCATTTTCATTGTTGGTTACTTCCTTTCGGTATAGAATGTGTGGTTTCCGTGTGTAAATAATTTTTCCAGTGTGCAGTTATGCCATGTGGCTTCGTCTGTGGTTCTCTCGAAGTATGTCGCTCCCTGGCTCTCATCCCAGTGCTCTACCTGCACCATTTCCAGTGCTCGGTAGCAGTCTGCATCCGGTTCTACTCTGTCGTATCTGCCGTTTTCGTATGCAGTAAACTGATTTTCCTCTGTGATCACTCCCTCGATGGTTTCCGGGAATTCATCGCTCCATACCCGGTTCAGCACTACAAATATGACCAGTGCTTTTCCTTCGGTGTCCTCTCCCTCAGCTTCCGCCATGGCGATTTTTGCTAATCTGTAGGAGTCATCTGCACCCCAGTCCATACTTCCGATTATTGCGGTCGCTGTTGGTACTGGTGTTTCAGTGTTTTGGCTCTGAAGGACTGCGTTATAAAAGGACTGTTCCTCTGCCTGTTCTGCTGCCATGTATTCGTCACGCTCTTTACACATCTGCTCATATTCTTCCTGTGTCAGCCATGTGTTCGAACCTTCCACCTGCACCATTCCTATATGGTTTTCCTCTATGTACTCACTCCAGTCTGGCATTGGTTCGTTCATCCATGCGATAAACAATCCGGTAAATATTCCCGCTCCCACTAATACCGCCGCTACATTCCCTGCCATGCGCTTCAGCTTTCTTTTCAGAATTCGCTTCTGCCTCCTACTGAGTTTCATCAAATCGTCATGCACCTCCTGCTTATTTTTGGACTGATTCCAGTCTCTTTTCCTTTTTGTTGTAGAGGATCAGTTCATCCTGTTCCTCTGAATGGAGCATATAATCATCTGGGTTCTTACCCGCTTTGCTCACTATCTGTTTCTGCTTCCATGTCAGTTTCTTTGGCTGTTTCATGCCCTATCTCCTTTATATGTACTTGACTTTTACCAGTACCCGATTATGCTCTCTAGGCTTGTTGGGTCTGGCATGGAACAGGTTCTCCAAGGCTTTGAAGAGTAACTGTTCCGATCATGCTCCCTGAGTATTGTTTGGGGTAGCTGTACTCGTTGCCTGCAGTGCGGTTTTTTCATTTCCGCCATCGGTTTTTATTTCGCACCCACGCATCCATGCTCCCGATGTTCTCTCTCTGCGTGTTCTCATCTGCCACCGAACCGTTGTTATTTTACTTGGGTCTGCGTTCCCTACCCCAATTACGACAGCTATTCATGCAGGCTCATGTCCTGCTGCCGGAGCGACTTATTGCATCGGCTCGTTCCTACCTATCGGTTTTTATACTGGGCGATGCCTGCCAGTGTATTTCCATATTCAGTTGTGTATTGTGATGCATACGCATCTTTCTGTTTTCTTGGTTTCTGCATCCTGCACGGGGCAGGTGTAGTTTACCTTGCCATTGTCAGTGCTACTCCGAAGCAGTCCGTTGTCGTAGAGGTGCTTCCTTGCGTATCTGGCACTCACTCCCTTTGAATTGCAAAACTGATTAAACTCCGGCACTTTGATTCTGTACTCTCCGTCTGTCAGTTCCCTTCCTTTTGTGAGTTCTTTCACGAATGTGTCTGTGTTTATGAGTGCGGCCTGCTTGTCCAGTGCTCTCCATTCTGCCAGTTCGTCCAATCCGTTGATGTCAACGGATGCCTTACTGAACACATCCAGTATCATGGGGATTCGCTCATCCGGTGCCGCTGCCAGTATCTTTGCTATCTGAATGGCTGTTTTAATATCCAGTTCTTCCACTTCCGCTTGCTCCTCTCTGCTTAGATGGAATGCTGTGCGACCTCTGCTCGGTATGGTTCTCCACCTCTGGCGAGTTCCCTGTACATGGTAGCCGAGTGGACACCGATTGCCATCGCCATCTCATCTACTGTTTTGCCCTGTGCATTCAGTACTTCGATTTTTTTTCTGTCCTCGAAGCCGATACGCTTGTACGCTTTCCTCGGTCGCTTGTTGGTTGCCATTGCTCTCCACCTCCTCTGTTTTTAGGCAAAAAAATAAATGCGCCAGAGTGATCATTCACTCTAACGCATTTATCAATTTCTTATAAAAATTAAAAATGCGAAGTGAGTTATATCACTCATTTCGCATTTATCTTATTACTTCACGATCTTTTGTACCTTATTTG